CGGCCGAGCGCGCGCAGCAGCTGGCGCCAGAAGATCTTCACGCGAAGGCTCCTATCCGCTGGCTGTCCACGAGAGAGTCGATCGCGGCGTTCATCCGCCGGTCCCGTCGCCGCTGCTCCTCGCTGACGGCATCGGCGAGGTAGACGCCCCACTCCCCGGTCGGCATGGCCCACGACGGCAGCGTCTCGGCGCGGTGTCGGGTGCGTGGCGGTAGGTCGTGGTCGGTCCACCCCGGCGCCTCGAACCGGCCCAGCCACACAGCGGCGCGGTCGAGACGCTGGCCGGGCCACGTGTCCCAGAACCCACCCGACGCGACATCGCAGGCGAAGACCAGCACCGGGAACAGCGACCGCTGCCAGTACGGCCACAGGTCCTCCGGCGACTCCTCCACGGGCACGGCGGGACGGACGAGCTCCACGGCGTCGAGGGGCATGCGCTCCTCGTCCGCGTGGAACGTGTCCCACATGCGGTCTGAGGCGCGGAAGCCGGCACCGTAGGCGAACACCCACGAGGTACCGAAGCCAGCGGCGAAGACGATTCCCAACACGATGGCGGTCATGACTTGCTCGCTGGAGCCGGCGAGCGGGAGAAGACGCCACGCAGCAGAGCCACCGCGACGACCGACCACCAGTAGCCGATCGTCGGCAGTGCGGACCACCAGTGCGCGGACAGGACAGCGACGCCGAGCATGAACATCCAGCCGCTGAAGAACGCGGCGATGATCGACGTGAGCAGTGCCGTGATGCAGCCCTGGATCGCCTTGCCGCGCTGCTCAGCCCTACGGCCGAGCTTCACCAGCCGAACTACTTCGCTGTAGTTGCCGTTGCTCATTTCTGTCCAATCCAGAGTCGGGCGCCACCGATGAACGCCAAGGCACAGGCACCGGATGCGACGAACCAGAGGGCGGGATCCCACATCAGGTCAGAGAGCCAGTTCACGCCGCTCTCGCCGCCGTCCACACGTGGTGGTGCGGGAAGCACACGCCGCAGGCGGCGAGGTTGTAGACGCGGGCCTGCAACGGTGTCACCGGCACCCGGACGGGCTGGTCGCGAACGTTGGCGCAAGCGTGGTCGGCGTCGTGGACAACGCCGAGCGAGGCGATGATGACGAGGGTCATGAACCCTCCACGGGAGCGAGCGGGAGAGCGGCGGAGTCGGGCGACAACATGGCGAGCACGACCTCGATGTCGGACGGGAAGCGGTGGCCGCACTGCGGGCACTTCTCGCCGGCCCAGATCTCCCGCTGCCGCTCCGCGGTGAACCGGCGCCGGATGATGTCCTCCGAGCCGTGCCAAGATCGCGAGCAGTCGGAAGGGTTCCGGCACACGGCCTGCTCCGCCATACGTGGAGTCATGCGTCCGAGGATCACGTCAGCGGTGAGGTAGGTCATGACGGAACCTCGATCTCCGACAGGTCGTCGCCAGCCTCAAGCGCTGCGACCACCTGGGCATGACCGGCCTCGGCCGCCGCCTTCGTGGCGTACCGGGCGCAGAACAGATCAGCGAACGAGTCGCCGTCCGACTTGTCGAACACCATGGTTTCGAACAGGATCGGCGGGCCCTCCCCGTACTGATGATTGATGATCAGGAAGACCGTCGACACCTCGAAGGTGCCGACCTGCGTCAGCCCGATTCGGCGCGCATCGGGCTCCCAGTTGGCCGCCCGAATGTCCGGTGTCGGCTCGGTAGATCCGTCGGCGTTGAGTCGCCAGTACATGCCGCGAGATCTCATGACGTCCCGCCGATCGCGTCCAGCACCGCACGAGGCTCCGGCTCAACCGGTGCGAGAGCAGGTTCAGGCTTCGCGAGAGCGTCAGCGGCAAGCAGGTAGCGGCGGGCGTCGTACTGCTGGGCCGGGTGCCTCAGCAGCCGCTCTGACTCTTCGCGGAAGAGTTCGCGTACCGCGACGATCGCGGCGTCTGTTGCCCTGTCGAGGTCGTCGGGCGGGATGCCGATGTTGTCGAGGGCGTACCCGATCGCGTCGTGGAAGTCCGCGTAGTTGATCGGGCTTTCCCTTGGTGCGGTTACGATGTCCATGGACGATCACTCCTCGTCTCTCCCGGCCCGGCTGGTCACGCAGCGCGGGCCGGACCTGTGTCTGGGTGGGGTCAGTGGAAGCGGACGATGCCGCCGTCAGCGGCCAACTCGAATGCGCGCGTCCACTTCTGGTACGTGTCGGGGCTGTAGTACTCCGGCGGCACGTAGCGCTCGGCGTGCTCGGTGAAGTCGGCCAGCAGGTCGGCGGCAGCCTCCGGCCCGATCGAGCCCTCGTTGTCGGCGAACCAGATCAGCTCGTAGAACGGCCTGTCCGACTCGCGGGCATGGTTGAACTGCGCCTGCAGGTCGGCGCGCCAGCGGTTGTAGCCGGTGTACGAGCCAGCCCGGAAACCGATCGTCTCGGTCTCGTCGGTCTCCTCGTAGCAGCCGCCTTCGAGGAACTTCTCACCGCTGCCGACCGTCCTTGTCTCCAGGACCGGGATGCCGCGGAACGACTGCGGGAACGAGTCGTAGGCGAACACCTGAATGTGCTCCTCGTCCTCGCACCAGTCCGCGTCGGTGTGCTTGCCGAGAGCCTTCAGGTGGCTGTAGGCGGTGATGTCGAGTCCCATGTTCGGTAACCTCTCCGTGTCGGCCAGCCGCTTGGCGACGAACCTTCTGCGGCTGGCTGGCTCTATGTCTGGGTTCAGGCCTTCACGAGCGCGAGCACGACGGCCGGGTTGTCACGGATGGCGTGCGCGATCCTGATAGCGAGGTCGCAGGCTTCGAGGTGGTGGTCCGGCTCGATCTCGCCGTCCTCGTTGAGGTCGTCCTCGGCGTGCGACTCGGCGCCGTCAACGACGAGTGCGATCGCGTACTCCTCGATCGTCTTCACTGCGTTCTCCTTCAGGTCGGTACCGACGGGGTGGGGTCAAACAGCCGAGGCGTCGAATGGAGGACACCCAGCCCCGCCGGAGATTCAGTCGTCCTCGCCGAGTCCGACCGTGGCGGCGGCGACAGCGGCACCCACGTCACGGGCGACACCCGTCTCGGCGTACACGACGGTCGCCATGCTCAGACCGGAGTACGACGAGGCCGTTCCCTTCGACGTCCCGGCGACGCCGACAACCTGCGTCGAGGCGCCGAAGCGGGAACCCTGCTCCCACGCCGTCACTCCCTGACCGAGGTAGACGATCGACCACTTGCCGGTCCTCTCCCGCTCGTCGAGGAGGGTGCGGATCTTCTCCCACGTCCACTCCCGCGACGAGTTCTCCCCACCGTCGGTCTGGATGACCAACAGGACCCGGTCGTCGTCGCCGAGGGTGGTGGCGGTGTCGAACTCGCCGACCGTCCGGCCGACCGCGTCGAGCAGCGCCGTCATGCCGGTGGGCGCGTAGTTGGCTTGGGTGAAATCGGGAACATCGGCCAACTCCGCGGCGACGCACAGCGGCATGAACCGGGTATCGAACACCGTCACCGACATGCGGTAGTCGGTGCCGTTCGCCTCAACGTCCTTGCGAAGGTCGGCGAGGTAGGTGTTGAACCCGCCCCGCACATCCTCGGCGAGGTCGTGCATCGAGCCGCTCATATCGGTGACGAACAAGACGTGCGTGGTCACGACGCTCCTTCAGGTCAGGTGGGTCGTTGCTCGATGAGGTGCCAGACCAGAAACCCGCCGGGAGCCACGGCCGTACCGTGGTACCGGACACGACCGGCGGGCATCGGGTGGCCAGTCCCGACGGCGATGAACCGGTAGGCGGGACCGGGGGATTCGTCGTGGTGCCAAGCCCAGAACTCGACGACGCCGGTGTCGCGGCAGCCGACAGCGAGCGGGTCTGAGTGCAGCGTGAACTCGTGCGACTGGCCGTCGACGGGCACCTCGTAGCGGTAGATGGCGCTCACGTCACACCACCCAGGGGCACGGCTCCCGGGCTGGCCGTCCCCAACCAGCCCGGGGCCGCCGGCGGGACGGTGTTCGGACCGTCCGCGCCAACCGCCGAGACGTCGCGAAACTCCACGGCGGGCATCTGTTGGGCCACGGCCTCCGAGCCTCGGGGAAGAAGACTCGGGGCCGCGACCGTCTTGGGTGGGCGAAAGTCGCGGCGCTTGGCCTTCGCCCTACGTCCGTCGGGGTGGTGCCAGACGACGCCCTCCCACGCCTCGTGCCCGTGCAGCCATTCGCCGAGATCGTCGAAGCCCATCGGGATCTGATTGGCCACGCGTGAGTCGGTGGCGGACATGTATCCGTGGCGGATGAGCATGTGCTCGACCAGCTTCTCCGGATTGCCGTTGATCTTCGGTCCACACAGTTCATACGTGGCGCCGAGCACGGGGCCCGGGTAGGTGTCGACGACGCGCTTCAACGCCTCGTCGTGGAACTTGGCGAACGGCGACGACGTCATCGGCTCCCAACCGACGGTCTTGCCCGTCACGGAGTCGAGTTCGACGATGAGGTAGCCGGGCGGCTGGAGCTTGCCGGGCTTCACTTCGCGCCGAGCCCACCACTGCTGACCGTCGTACGACACGCACGTCCCGTCGTACTTCCGCGTCGCTACGCCCTCGCCGGCGAACACCCACGCGCAGCCTGGGTGCCGCTTGCGGGTGACGTACTTCGGGTCCGCCTCGTCGCGGAGGTAGATGGTCGGGATCTTCCTCATGACTTCGTCACCCGCTTCCACGCACCTCGAGCGACAGCGGCGAGGACATATAGCGGCAGGAACATGGCCGTCACGGCGCAGACCGACCGCAGTCGGCGGCCGAGGGACTCTTCGGGCCTCATCGGGTCACCTCGACGTTCATGCGCTCGACGAGGGCGGCGATGCCGTACATGAGGCATGCCTGCTGGTGGCCGTTGCGGCTCGACTGCGCGCGCTTGTACCAGAAGTCACCGTCAAGATCGCGGGTCACGAAGTACTCATCAGAGGTCTGCGCGAACTGGGCTGAGGCGGGACGGCCGGCGTGCTGCCGACGAACGCGTACGCGCGCCTCGGCTTCGATCTCGGCGCACTTCTTCTGCCACGTCTCGTACGCGGCGAGGTGTTCGGCCATCTTGTCGACGTGGCTCATCGGGACCTCCTCAGCACGCGGGTCTGCTCGCCACGGCGGATGTAGACGTCACCGCGATGAGGTAGGTCTTCCCGCATGCACCAGACCGAGGCGCCGGAGTGTCCGGCGTAGGCGTTCACGGACAGGCCGTAGGCGTGGATCGTCAGCCGGTCGACGTTCACGCGGCACCGTCGTTGTCACGGCGCCACGCTTCGAAGGCGGTCGGAACCGTGACGGTCTCGTCGATCATGTATGGCAGCAGGCGCGCCATCTTCTCCTGTTCGCGAGCGAACGCGTCGGCGGCGAGGGAGAGGTTTGTGGCACGAAGGCCAAGGCGCGCGTAGACGTCGGGCTTCGTCGCGTGGCGGGCCTGAACCCGCTCGCCCCCGCCGAGCGCCCACACGGCATCGAAGGCCGCGTCCTCGCCGGAGAAGAGGTCAAGCTGGCGGGAATCTCCCGCCCTCGTGCGCTTCTTGTCCTCGGCCGCCAGCAGCCCGTCAACGAAGTCATCCACGATGTCGTCGGTGACACCCTGCGAGAGGATCTCCTCGACCAGCACGTCCCGGACGTCCTCGACATCGAACCGGCCGCCGACCTCCTGCATCACGCGCTCGTAGCACTCGGCCGCGATCTTGCGGTAGCGCGACTCCTTGTCGCTCATAGGAGGTCGCTCCCCTCTTCGTCGAGATGGTCCGCGAGGGCGGACAGATGGTCGGACAGCCGCCGAACGGCCTTGGCGCTGAAGAAGTCGCGGACGTTGGGCAACTCGCGGTGCGGGTTGGCGTAGGGGTCCCACGTCCGGGAGAGGAAGCCGACCGGGTCGGGGTCGAGGACCGACATGAGGCCGACGAGGTTCGTGCCGAAGCCGGACGACAGACGCCGCCGCCTGTCCTGCTCGATCTCGGCCTGCCGCTCCTGCTCGCTGGCGAGGGCGGCGGCCTGTTGACGTGCCGCCTCATCGCGCTCAGCTTCGTCTTGGCGGACCTTCGCCTCGCGGGCATCGAGCGCGGCGACCGCGTCATCGGCGTTCATGCGCTCCTCATCGACCAAGGTCGCGAGGTCGAGTGCGTCGGCACGCAGTCGGTCCATCTTGGACTTAAGCGCCTCGGCCTCGGCCTTGCGCTCCCGCGCCGTCTCCAGCGCCCGACTCAGCGGTTGGGCGCCAGCAATCACTGCATCGGCCAAATCCGGCGCCCAGTCGAGGACGATCTTCGCCTCGGAGATCCGGGGGCGGTTGTACAAATTTGTACAACCGGCGATCTTCTCTTGCGTGCCGGCGCCCGCTCGGTACGCTTTCGCCGCGATTACCGCGCGGGCTCCTGTGGTCAGATGCCGACGGGCGATGTTGACGGCGAGCGCGTAGCCGTCCGGGTCGTCGCCGTCGTACGTGACGAACGCCGGCTCGACCCCAGCGATCTCGCACGCAGCGAGGCGGTTCCGGCCGTCGAGGATCGCGCCGGACGGGTCGAGGACGATCGGCTGGAGCAGTCCGCGTTGCCGAATGTCTTCGGCGAGTTCGGCGAGTTCGTCGTCGGCGAGCATCGGGAAAAGATCGGCGACGGGATGGACGGCGCGCACGATTGGCGCCTTGGTCCGGCTCATCGGGCACCGACCAGTGCGAGCGTCAGCGGCATGCCGACGAGGACGACGGAGGCCGGGGCTAGGACGACGACGGAGCAGATGCCGCCGCCCTTCTTGCCGCCGCCACCGGAGGAGCGGGAGGGCTTGCGGGCCTTCGGCCGGGGCCGGCGGGCGTGGGGACGGCGGGTGCCTCGGGCGTTCACGCGGCACCCGACTCGGCGCGAGTCCCCGTCACGAGGCCCTCGATGTAGGAACGGTGGAACCGCTTCACGCCGAGCACGTCGACGAAGTCGAGGCGGCCTTCGCGGCACCAGCGATGGATGGTCTCGTCGGTGAGCCGCAGTGCCTCGGCTACCTCGGCAACTGTCAGAAGTGCGGGAAGCTGTCCCATGGGCAGGAACATAGCCAGAGTTTAGGCATGTGTCAAGGACAGCTATATGTCCAGACCTCTTGCGTTCCGTGTCATTGTCGGTAGTCTGTGGCTCATGACGATCGAGACGACCGGAACCAAAGTCCCGTCCTGGATACCCTCGGACACCGACTTCGGCTCGCGGCTGGCGCTCGTCCGCCACCGCATGGGCTGGAACATCAAAGAGGCCGCTCGGGAGTGCGGCGTGGCCGCGGCAACGTGGCGACTATGGGAGGTCGACGGCGCCCGGCCACGCAGCCTCATCACGATCGCGCTGACCATCGCCACCCGAACCGGCTGCGACTACCTGTGGCTCGTCCACGGACCTGATCGTGGGGGGGCGGTACGTACAACTTCGTACGGCACGGGAGAGCGCCTCATCGGCGCGATCGGGAAGCCCGGAACGACATCCACCAGACCGGGCACCCGCCCCACTGATCGAGGACGGTCACACACCCGACCGGTGCGGCAGACCCGCCCTGTCGCCGGAGTGTCGACCCGGCCGCGCACACCACTCACCGTCTAGGGGATTGCGCATGTTAACGGCAAGTAACGACGATCTCCGAATGAGTTACCTCATCGAGCTCCACCTCGACGACCTCAGGGCGGCGGGGAAGTCCCCCGCGACGATCGCGGCGAGAAGCAACGTCATCCGCCGCCTCCACGACGCGTTGCCGTTCGGCATCGCCTACGGAGCCACCGAACTCATCCAGCAGTGGATGGCCAACCCCGCGTGGGGCCGCTGGTGCCGCGCCACCTACGACTACCACGTCCGCGGCTTTTACCGGTGGGCCACCGAGTCCGGGATTCTCGACGGCGACCCCACGAAGGCGATGGGGCGCCCAAAACCACCGAGGCTCATCCCCCGGCCCGCGAGCGAAGACGACCTCGAGCTCCTGCTCGCCCAGGCCGGGGAACCCCTGTTCACCATCGCGGTCCTGGGCGGCTTCGCCGGCATGCGCGTCGGTGAGATGTCCCGCTGCCGGCGGGAGCACATCACCGAGGAGCGGATCTACATCCCACTGGGCAAGGGCGGCGACCCCGGTACGGTCCCAACCCACCCGTTCCTATGGGAGTCGCTCCGCGACCGCCCGCCGGGGCTCCTCATCGTCGACCGCCACGGAGAGCCAGTGATCGGCCACTGGATCTCCCAGACGGCGCGGCGTCACCTCGACAAGCTCGGCCTGCCGGACCTGCACAGCCATCTGCTGCGCCATCGATACGGAACTACCATCCAACGGACATTCGGGAACATCAGGATCACCCAGCAGTGCCTACGTCACGTGCGGGTGAGCAGCACCGAGGGCTACACGCTCGTCACCAGCGAAGAGTGCGAGACGGCCGTCGCCGCGCTGCCCGTACCAGGAAGGACAGGACCCGCCAGCGCGTAACTGGCAGGTCCCGTCTATAGACAGCATTGCATGCCCACCACCTCCCTGGACCCCGGAGGTTGGTGGGCTTGTCTGTGCCGGAACGGGTCTTGACGTCCGGCGACCACACTTAGGTGGCTACCTCCGGCGGGTACACCACGAAGTTCCCCACGCCCAGTTGGCCACGGATCAGACCCCGCTCACGGAGGATCCGCAGTGCCGACTGTGCCGTGGTCACCGACACGGAGTAGATCTCGGCGATGGCACGGTATGAGGGCAGCATGACGCCCGCCGGGTACTCCCCGGAACGGATCCGGGCGTCGAGGTCGGCGGCGATGTCCTTGTACGTGAGGCGTGCGGGCGGCATGACGGCGGTACTCCCAGGTCGACCCTCAGAGTCGATCACAGCCTCACCTACTCACTCAAGTACCTATTCCACCTAGGCACTTAGGTACGGTACTCTCTCTTCAGACCGGCCCCAGGTCGACACTGCGGGACGGTTCGGGGCGGCTGGCCTTTACGTAGCCCGTCGGGGCCGGCCCCCTCTCCGCCCCTCGTGGAGACCGGGGGTCCGTGACACAGCTCCGGGCCCTCGGGAGGAGACCAAGTGCTACCTCACGACCTCGACGACTGGATCGAGGCCTGGATCGAACGGCGCCACGCCACCCGCACCGAGGAGGAGCCATGCGACTGCCCCGACGTTCCACCCTCGTCGAGCGCCTCGCCCGCAGGATCGTCGGACTCCGAGGCAACCTCGTCGACGAGCTCGCCGGTTGGGTAGCGCGCGAGGAGTCCCGGCTGATGTGGCGCTGGCTGGAGAACTAGTAACCTCGCCTCGCGCACTGGGTCAGCATCTCCGTGACCGCGTTCATCACGCCGAGGTTCAGTTCGAACTCCATGCTTGTCCCCTTGCCCGCCTCGGCCAGCTCGGCGAGGTCAAGGGCCATGTTCGCGGCGAACGCGAACTCAAAGATCCCCGACCGGTAGGCGGGGTCGACGGCCTTGGTCAGGGTGGCGCTGCTGTAGTCGCTCGCGTCGTCGGCCGCCCGCGTGGTGTCGCACGCCTTCGTGGCGTCCGGGTTGGCGTAGTGCGTCGCGGTCGGGGACGTGGTCGTGGATGGCTGAGCGGGCGTGTCGTCCGGCGAGAAGAGATCAAGCCCGACGGCCACGCCAGCCCCGACGACGCCGACGGCGGCGAGCGTGGCCACCACCACCTTCCAGGTCGCCACGCCTCGCTTCGGTGCCTGCTGCCACGGTGGTACTCCGGGTACGTGCTGAGGGTTGGGCATGTCACCGGGTACGACGGGGATCGACGGATCGGTCATGTCGTGGAGTGTGGGACCCGGGACACATGATCGCCACGGGACGAACGGCCAGCGCCGTGGACACACCCCCGGCATGGAGGGTAGGATGTGCGCATGGGTTGGCGCTCACTCGATGAGTTGCTGGCGTGGCTGGCTGAACGGCCGCCAGCCGAGGCGGTGCGCCTGTCCCGACTTCTCGCCGACACGAAGACCGCTGGTGCGCTGCGTGAGTACGCGGACCGGATCGTCTACGACATGACGCGTGAGGCGACGTACAAGCGGGTCGGCGAAGAGTTGGCTCTGGGCCGCAAGCAGGTCATGAGCGCGGTTGAGCGGGAGAGCGCACGCCGTTCCGCCTGATCTGTCAGGTACCCGACATGCGAGGTTGCACGTCCCCTTGTCTTACCCTTGCATCCCACCCCCCATGGGGGGTATAGTAAGAGGTGTCAGGGGGAAGCGCCCCCGGCAGGAAGGCACCGAGATGAGCACTGTTCAGGCTTGCCACGACAACGGCGACTGGTCCTGCTCCGAGCACGGTGGCTGGATCTGCGACCTCGACCACGGGCACGACGGCGACCACCGTTGCGTCCGCTGCCCCAAGCCGATGAAGCCGGGCTGGTCGAACGCGGCGAAGGCCCGCGCCGGACAGATCGACGCCAGCGAGGCGGCAATGCGGGCCGAGGTCGAGACCTCGCCCGACATCTAGTCCTGACCCATCCGGGAGGTGCTCGGCCCGCAAGGTCCGAGCATCCCCGAAGCCGTCAGGCCACACCTTGAAAACTCAACAGCGGCAAGGGACGACCGCGGCGAGACGCCGAGCCCCGGAACCGCCGGGGTAGGGGCAGGTGAGGCAGCGAGAGCGCCCCTGTCCACTACCGCCGCCATCCGAGCGGCCAAGGCCGAGGAGGCCACCATGACCGAACAGCTCACCGAACAGCAGGCCCTCGCCAGGGCCGACCACCTCATCGCGGACATCGACTACGCGGAGCGGGCCGGCCTGAGCAGGGACATGGTCGACCGGTTGTACCGGATGTTCGACCGGCTGGACGCGAAGGCGATCGCGGCGGGCTTCGGCCCACTGTGACGGTCGAGGAGCGAGCACCGGGACCGGCCGGCGCACCCAGGTTCAAGCCCTGGCGCTCCACGCAGCAACGCAGTTAGCCCGGTTAGATGCGTAGAACGGAAACCGGGATGGCCTAGCAGCTGAGCCACGATCAGCGCGGACGCCCATCACGTGACGAGGGCTAGGGATTCCGCTGAATCTGGAGTAGCCGAGTCGGAGCGACATCCGTGATCGCCGGCCGGGAGCGCATCCCGGCACCCCGTCCCCCACTCACAAGGTGTGAGGTCCGCGAGCAGATGGCGCCGAGCGCGTACTGACACGGACGACGGTTCGATCCCGTTGGGGGACACAAGGGCGGCAGAGGCACTGTCGGGCTCCCGAAGCGCAGAGGCGCGGAGGTCCCCGGCTGGCGGTGTTCGACTCACCGGCCGCCCACGTAGCAACCCCCGATGAAGGGAGCACCGATGGACAGTGACTGGAGCCAGCAGTACGACAAGATCTTCGCCAGTGGTCGCCATAGCGGCTACAGCGACGCGGTCACCGAGCTTTGGCGAATCGCGCATGAGGCGATCGAAGCGGACGACCGGGACCGATACGCGCTGCTTGCCGATCTCGCCCGCGAGATCAGTGGCCGGCGCGCGGCGGTAGAGGCGAGATTCCTGCACTTCCAGGCCGAGGCGCGCGTCGCGCGGCCGGCCGACGAGTCCTGACCACTACCGGTGGGGCTCGAGAGCTACCACAGTCCCGAGCCCGCGCCGTGGCCGTCAGGCCAGGAAGGGAGGCCATCGTGGCCACCATCAACAGCAGGTGCTGCGTTCAGTGCGACAACGGCGGGGCCGTAGCGCTGGATGAGCACGGCGGCGAAGTCGAGACCGTGGCCATGGCGATCGCCGAGGCTGCCGGCTCGCAGGTCTTCAAGCCCCTGCGCGACAACGCCGACGACGCGTCGATCCGCAACCTGTACCGCGAACTCGCGCAGACCGCGATCGCGCTCACCCTCGACGAGTCCTGAACCACCCGCCCTGACTGGCAGGCACCCGGGTTCAAGCCCCGGCAGGGCACCACTCCACAGCCCGTGCGGCAGCCGCGAGAGCGAGCAGCGCCGGGCCGGCAAGTCGCCGCGGGGGCGACTTGCCCCCTACATGGAAGGAGGTGTCCAGAGATGGATACCGCCAAGATTCGCGCTTTTGTCTCGTCCCGTCGCTTCGCCACCGCATCGTCGGTCGGCATGGTGGCGCTCGTAGCGGGTTACAACTCCTACGGGCACCAGTACGACGTGGCGATCATGGCGCACCAGCCGTCGCACTTCGCGGCGGCACTCCCGTTCTCCGTGGACGGGATGCTCCTCGCCGCCTCGGTCGCCATGGCCGAGGACAAGTCCGAGGGGCGCAGGCCCAGGCTCTGGGCCGTGATCGCGTTCTGGCTGGGTGCCGCTGTGTCGGTGTCCGCCAACGTGGCGAGCGTGATCGTGCACTACGGGTTCGACTGGTTGGCGATCGGTGTGTCGGCGTGGCCGCCGATCGCGCTGCTGATCACCGTCGAAGTCTTGTCCCGCAAGGGCAAGCCGGTGAAGAACCCGAACCGCGTCGAGGGTGGCCGCCGGGCCGCCGCGGCGAGGGCCACGAAGAAGCGGCCGGCCACGCGTCGGCGTAAGCCGGTGGCCGCGCCGGTCAGCCCCGCCGGGCCGACCAGCAAGCCCGTCCCGACCCTGGAAGAGGTCGAGGCTGCGGTAGCGTGACGTCAGATGGCACTCCGGCCGGGTGCCACCCGACAGCGAGAAGGGCGCTGGCCCGAGGAAGTGATTCCTCGTGGCCAGCGCCCTTTTTGCGTTTGTGGCTTACCTCTGCCCGCCGACAGTTCCCGGTAGCCATTCGGGTGACCCACCGCGCCGAATGCTTGCCCGTGTATGCTTCTGCGAGGTTGCTTGCTCGTGCAGGTAATCAAGCATGAGAGGAGATCGGTATGACGAGGAAGGACACCGATGCGGCCGCATCGGAGGCCGCGAAGACGCTGTCACGGCTCGGCGCCAAGAAGGGCGGAACGGCGCGCGCCAATGTCCTGACGTCGGACGAGCGGAGCTCCATCGCGAAACGGGCCGCACAGATCAGGTGGCAGAAGGAAGAGGATGACCCCGGCGCGAAGACCCCGGCGCCGAAACCACGCCGCTCCGACGACGATCCGACACCGTTCTCACTGTTCCGAGGGACGCTCACGGTGGGCGACGTCAGCTTCGAGTGCCACGTACTGAACGACCATCGCCGCGTACTCACCCAGCGCGAGGTGGTTCGGATCGTTTCGGGCGGGCGTGAGAGCGGGAACCTAGCGCGGTACCTGCAGCGGAACCCGCTCTACAACGGCGACCTCGAGGCCAGGACGATCCAGTTCCGCATACCCGGCGCCCCCAACACGCCGGCCCCCGCGGCGATCGGGTACGAGGCCACACTGCTCATCGAGATCTGTGACCTGTACCTGCGCGCGCGGGACGCAGACCTTCTCAAGCCGAGCCAACTCCGCCTCGCGCAAATGGCAGAGCTGGTTGTCCGGGCTTGCGCCAAGGTGGGGATCATCGCACTGGTCGACGAGGCCACCGGCTACCAGGAGGTACGGGCCAAGCAGGCTCTCCGGCTCAAGCTGCAGGCGTTCATCGCCGACGACATGCAGGAGTGGGCGAAGATGTTCCCCGATGACTTCTGGTACGAGCTCGCCCGGCTGGAGGGCGTTCGGTACTCCGCTCGCAACCGCCCGCTGCGATGGGGCAGGTATGTCATGGCGTTCGTCTATGACGCGATCGACGGTGACGTGGGCAAGGAGCTCCGCTCGAAGAACCCGAACCCCCGCTACGGCAAGAACCACCACCAGTGGCTGAAGGACTTCGGCCGGGAGCGCGTCAACAACCAGATCCAGCAGGTGATCGCGATCATGAAGCTCTGCGACGACATGCCCGAGTTCAGGCGCAAGTTCGACCGCGTCTTCAGCAAGTCCCCATACCGACAGTTAGAGTTCGGCCTGTTCGATGGCTGAGCAAGCATGGCACCCGGCGGGCCCGACCCACGCGCGGCGGCGGCGGGCGAGCCCTGTCTGACCCAGAGGTTTTCGCTGGTCAGCAAGCATTCGGGCGGCGGGCCCGAACTATCCAGGACGCAGCGACGCGCCCCGTTGACAGATGAGCGAATCATCTGTCAACGGGGCGTCTCTGTCTACTCAGCCGTTCGGTTAACCTTCGCTACATCGCGGAGTTGTCGCGCGTACGAAGCCCGCGCGCTGGCGTCAGACCGCGGAGTTGAACGCCGACACGGCACGCTGCGGCCTGCCCTCGGCCGCCTCGGTGACACGTCGGATCGCCTGCGACAGGACGTCCCCGTCGAGGGTCCACAGGTCCTTCAGCGGTACGTGGGTGACGTCGATCAGACCGCGTGTGGTCGTCTCGGTCATGATGCCTCCCGTTCGATGGCCAGACTGGCTAGCCTCTCCGCTTTCTGGCGGTGGTACAGCGCTCGATTGGCGATGCGACCGCACTCGCGGCAGATCCGATGCGGGATCCCCCGACGGCTGACCTTGATGATGGTATTTGGCTCATCGAAGGGGTGGCCCCGAACGCAGTGGGTGCGGCGGGCGTTGACCGCCGACGGATTGGTCCGCGAGCGCAGAACATTCTCGCGATGGGTGACCGGCTCTAGGTGCGAGGGGTTGACGCAGTTCCGAACGAAGCACAGGTGGTCAAGGTCCAGTCCCTGCGGGATGTACCCGCCGGCATCGACATAGCCCCAGCGGTGCGCCTGGAAGCGACGACGACTCACGTCGAAGTAGCCGTACCCGGGTTTCCCGACGGTTCCCAGGAAAAGCCAGCATTGGCCAAGATGCGGGGCATCGGCCGGGATGGGTCCATCCCGGTCAACCTTGGACCAGAACCGCTCCGACTGGGATGGCCTTGGCGGCGCTAGCCCGAGCGGGTCGCCGTGAAGGCGCCAGCGCTGATAGTGAGCCGGACACCATCCGCGGGCGATCTCTTTCCTTACGCAGCCCTCGATCGTGCAGATACGCTTGCCCATGTGGGCACCTCCGAGATAGGTGGACACGAAAGAGCCCCGTCGGCGTTGGATGCCTACGGGGCTCTGCTGTGCGATATGGGTGGTGCTACGGGGTGACCTGCCGGCCGTCGGTGTAGACGTTGTCGGTTCCCCAGAAGTAGCCCGGGTTGCTGGGATACCAGCTGTGGACCGGGCCGGCCGCGCCGCAGTTGCGGTAGTACTTGGTCGAGAAGACGTTGCCCTCGTAACGGACGTTGCGCCCGGTCGGGCCACCGGTGTACGTGCAGTACTGGCCGGCGGTCGCGAGCTTGTTGTTCTTGATCAGCAGTCCGTCGAGGGTGCCCTCGTCGTAGATGCTGATCGCCGAAGAGCAGCCCTGCGGCCCGTCGATCGCGCCCGGTCCGGTGTACGGCGGGACGTTCCAGCGGGAGCAGTCGGCCGTGTTGTGCTCGATCCGGCCGGATCCGTGGTTCCAGCCGATCGCGGCCTGATGCGCCCCGGCGGTGTACGTCATGTCGTGGATGTAGGAGTCCAGGATCACGACGTTGAACCCGCCACCGATGCCCGTCGAGGTGTGGTGGACGTGGACGCGGATGGCGGTGTAGTTCGACCCGTCCGCGATCGGCGCCTGATCACCGGGGTTGCCGTTCGTCTCACCGTGCGTGAACTCGGTGTCGATGACCGTCAGGCCCAGGTAGGTGCCGGGCGTCATCCAGTGCGGCGCGATGCTGCCGATGATCAGCGAGTTCTTGATGGTGATGTTCGCCGCGCGGATCCGCAGCAGACCGCCGAAGACGCAGCCGTCATAGACCGCGTTGGCCTTCTGCAGGTGGTTGTCCTGCTCGCCATCGCCCTCGTCGCAGACCTTCAGGTCGCTCATGGTCCGGCCCGTGTGCTTGTACCCGGTGCAGTGCTCGTCCGGGAAGGCCGGGAACGGCGCGCAGAACAGGGTGTCGCCTGGCGGAGGTGTCGGGTCCGGTGTCGGTGGAGGTGTCGTCACGGGCGGTGTAGTGGTCACTGGCGGCGTTGTGACCGGTGGTGTGGTCGTCACCGGCGGAGTCGTCGAGGGTGGCACGGTGGCTGTGGGGGTGGCCGTCGGGGTCACCGTGGGACCGACAGTGGGGGATGGTGACCCCGACGGGGACGGTGTTGGCGACAGGTCCGCCACCTCGCGCTGCCACATGGCGCACAGGTCCGCGCGCAGCTGCCGCTGACGTGCGTTCGTGGCGTCGTCGACGAGGTCCGTGCAGTACAGCTGTACCTGCTGCTGCGCGTAGGCGAGACGCTGGTCGGCGACGTCGGCGGACGCGCCGGGAGTGCGGAAAGCGACCGCCCCGAGGGCGAGGACCGCGGCGAGGGACAGCACGGCGAAGACTCGACCACGCGTGATCCGGCTCGGCTGGTGCTCGGCTCTGTGGCCGCGTATCTCGTGATCCATCAGGACTCCACTCGCTCGGGCCAATGCCAAGTGCCACCGGCGTAGGACGCTTCACGCCATCCGCAGGCGCAGTATCGGAACGGGTTGCCGTGCGTCTGCGCGTCAACGCAGGACGGCGTGCCCGCGTGCTCGGTTCCCTCGTCGTACTTGCAGACGTTGAAGAACTCGCCGGTGGGGTTGAGTACCGCCAGGCTCACGGCGTCGTCGTAGAACCATTGCTCGGCGTTGCGAATCGGCCGTCCCTCGCTGGTGCTGTAGCTCTCCGCCGGCTTCGTTTCGACGGTGATCCAGGCGCCCACCTCGGTCACCATGGCCGCGCGGCACTGCGCGGTGTACTCGCCACCCGGCGTGCCAAACGAGCGATAGTGCACGACCCGACCAACGCTCGGCTTCATGTCGCTCCTCACTTGATGATCCTTCGTGCGGTCAGGAAGGCATAGATGATCTGCTTCTTGACCCGCTGGCCCGACTGCGGCGCCACAACGACCATGTTGTTGCCGATGTAGATGCCGACGTGCGAACGCGAGAGGAAGACAAGATCGCCTAGCCGCAGATTGGCTCTCGACACGCGGACGCCACGGCTGATCAGCGCGCCGGTCTGGTGCGGCAGCTTGATCCCGATGCGGGCGTAGGAGGCGACGACGAGGCCGGAGCAGTCGAAAGCGTTCGGGCCGGCGGCACCCCACCGGTACGGGTCGCCGACTTGCGCGAGGGCGTAGTTGACGACGGTCCGGATCCGCGACGTGGCGACCGGCTTGGTCGCTGGCTTCTTCGCCGCCGGTGCCGCTGTCGGACGGGCGCAGGTGAGGCGGAGTCGGTGGCCGGCGTAGATGCGTGAGGGATTCGAGATCCCGTTGCCGGTGGCGAGCGCGGTGTAGGCCTTGGCGGTGCCGCAGTGGCGGGCGGCGATACCGGTAAGGGTGTCACCGGAGTGGATGGTGATCGTCACGGTCTTGGTCTGGGCGGCTTGGGCGGGGGTGGCGACGGTCAGCGTCGCGGCGATCGCGACTACGGCGATCAAGGGTCGTAACACGGGTGCTCCCGGGGTCGGCCCGGGGCTCTCGTGCGCACATCACCCAGACTCAACGACCGACGGGGATCCGACCCGGACATGTGAAGTTGAAGTGAAGTTGAAGTCTCGGAGTCTGCCACTCGCTGGCGATCGACTTCTGTTTGCGCTGCTCAGTCAGCGTGTCAGCCGCGTGCGGCTGTGGTGCGTAGGCAGTTACGGCACGTGACCACGGCGAGGCTTTTGCTGCTGGTGACCATCTGACTTCCCCAACGCCGGCCGCCACCGCAGGCGTAGCCGTGAGGCAGTCGCCAGTGCACCGCCATCAGTCGCCTACCGCGCCCATCACGTCGAACTCGCCGGCCTTGACGCCGGCCGCGAACGCCGACCACTCGGCCGGCGTCAACCGGACCACGGGGCCTTCCGGGTCGCGGGAGTTGCGGATCAGGACCTCGCCGCCGAAGTAGGCCACCTCACCGCACGCGCCGGTGTCACATGCCATGGAGCGGCGCCAGATCACCGGTCGGTCACCAGCGACGGGGACGATGAGTCCCCGACCCGCGACGAGACGACCGACGTCAGCACCGACAGGGCCGCGGCGCCGAGTGCGATCGAGCCCGCCGCGCCCCAGTTGGCGTGCCACGCGTCGAAGACCTGATCGCCTCCGAGATAGACGAGGAGACCCTGCGCGGCGGACTTGGCGGCGCGCTCGAGTGTTTCCGTCCAGAACTTCACGGTGAGCATTACTACCTCCTAGTTGCCGGGGATCACGCGTAGTCGACCCAGACGATGCGGCCGTTGAGCCAGCCGAGGTTGTCGCGCTTCCGGTCGCCGACATGCGTCAAGCCGATCGCGTCGAACTCCTCGGCGGTCAGATCCGTCGTGACCGGCTCGCAGCGCGGGTAGACGTTGACGACGCCGAGGAACGACCACAGCACCGGGCACGCGCCCGGCATACAGGACCACTCCAACTCGGTCAGGTTCGCCGCGATGCCCCAAGCGATCGACCGCATCCGGCCGTGTGGACTCTTCGCGTCGACCGAGCCACCGCGTAGCGATGGGACCTTGATCGCGTACCGGCGGGTCAGGAACACGGTCCTTGTGACACCTCGCCGGACATCCACAACCGCTCCTGTCGTAGTTGGCCTAGCGGCGGTGGCGGGGTGGAGGACGTCGACCGGACGGCGGTATGCCGTTCGGCTGCGGCTGCACCCACGTCGGGATCGACGGTGGTGGAGGCTCGTGGTAGCCGGCCACGTGGTCTTCCACCTCGGCGCGGATGATGGCCGGCAGGTTGTCGAGTGCCTCATTGGCCCGGTCGAGTTTGCGTCCGATGTGCCATAGCCAACGCACAGCCGCTCCGATCAGCCCCAGCGCGACAAGCACCACGCTGAGGTCGCCAGCGAAGTCGACTACCGCGTCAGGCATGTGGGGTCCACTTCGGTCCGTGCGTGCCGTCGGCGGGGGCTAGGCCGAGGCGGGATGTTGTCAGTTCGACGCGACGATGACGGCCACGACCACGCCGATCAGGGTCAGGATCAGGCCGCCGAGACCGAACATCATCGCCCAACTGGCGTTGACGCCCGCGCCCCGTTGGCGGAAGCCGAACAACTCCTCCTTGAGAGCGTTGACGACCTTCTCCAGCGCCTCGACCTGCTCCCGAGTGGCGACGCCCACCCGCAACTCATTGAGCAGCTCAAAGCGCTTGTCGTCCGCCACCCGCGCGGTGGACATGGCCTTGTCGGAGGCGGCCATGGCCTTCTCGCCAGCCCGCTCGGCGGCGTCCATGGCTGCCTTCATGGCGGTCTGGGATGCGGTCATGGCGGTTTTGACGGCCTCGGTCTGTGCGTCGTAGCGTTGCTGGTCGCGCTTGTCCTTCTCCGCGAGGAGTGCGTTGATGCGTCGGTCCTGCTCGTCGAGGAGCTTCTGGAAGTGTTCCGGCCACGACGGGCCGGACGCGTCGTAGCCAAGCGCGGCGGCGTCCAGGGTCCGCTTACGCCCCACGGCTCGCCCCCGGTTTCCTCGGCGCTACGGGGCGTCAGCGCGTACAGCCGGGGCGCCACCCTCAAGGGCGTCCGCTACGGCGTCGCGGGTGTCGGTCTCGGTCGCGGCCCGCAGCGACGCGAGCCGGTTGTCGACTCCGGCGAGGATCGCCGCCGTGTCGACCGTTCCGCCACCGGCTGTGATCGCCGCGGCGAGCTGCTCGACGACGACGGACAGCGCCTTTACCGCGGCGACGGTCCCGTTGGCCGTCGTCAACGCCGGGAACTTGTCCCCGTTCGACGCGGTGAACGCCGGCACGGTCACCGACGCCTTGCCGGACAGGACCCCCTCAAGCCGGTAGTTGATGACATGGAGTACGTACTCCTGGCGCGGGGTCATGTCGTCGTCCTCTCCGGTGATGATGTCGCCGAGCAGGTCCATCTGTCCGGCGTCGTCGCAGAACGCCGTCCAGACACCCACGTGCAGGTGGTACAGGTGACTCGAGTCCGACGACGACACGTGCCCGTCGAACCAGCCGGTTACGTGTGTGCCGTCCTTGGTACCGAACCACTCCGCGACGGACGGCAGCCGGCCGGCCTTGACGGCGGCGTCGAGTTGGGCGGATGCGGCGCGGAGCTCGGCGCCGGAGATCCCGACGTCGGTGGCGCGGAGCCAGTTCGCGTCGCCGGCCTTGTCCCGGGCGTCGCGGTTGCCGTACGTCCGATCGGTGCAGTAGGCCGAGTTCGCCACCCAGGCGCGGGAGCGGTGCCGGCCGCGCAGGTGGTTTTGGTCCCCTTTAGACCCGGTTTCGGCGCGAGTATGGCCATAGTGCTCGCGCAACCGGGCGTTGAACGCGGCGTGCGCCGGTGCCTCGCGCTCGGCGCCCCACCACGGTTCTTGCTCGAGTTGGAGTCTCGTCGGCACGGTTTTGCCTCCTCAGCAGACCTGGGCGTTGTGGGAGGCGTAGTAGGCGGACTGGGCGATCTGAACGTGGGTCGCGCTGGTGAGGAACGTGTCGAACTCGGTCAGCCACTGGTCGCCGAGGACACACCACTGGGTCGTACCGGGTTCGGTCTCGAACTGGGCCACGGCGGTTCCAGCGCGTGTGTGCCACTCGTCGGCCCGTGCGGCCGAGGCGGGAGACGCGACGAGCAGTGACGCGAGGACGACGACGAGGCACGCCCAGACGCGCCTCATGCCACTTGGTCGAGTCGCAGTTTCGAACTGGCCTTGACGGTGGTCACGTTGCCCCCGGATGTGTTCTGCGCCGCCATGACCTGGAGGCTGCCGGCCGCGGAACCGACAGTCAGGCGGAACGGGATGATGATGTTGGAGTTGCTGGTGCCCAGGCCGAACGGTCGGGCGGTGGAAGCGGACGTCGCCGCAGGCGTCGCGACCCAGGTGCCCTGCGCGTTGGTGCCCGTCGCCGCCGTCTCCGGGCCGATGTTGAAGAAGTCGAAGGTGGCGTCGGTCGGGAACGAGAACGCGATCTTGATGTCTTCGGTGGTGCCGGCCGCGTTGACGGCGACGATGATCAGCTCGCCGTCGTAGGACCGGTTCGCCTCGACCGGTGCGACCAGGTCGTCGACGTCGACGAGCGTCGTCGACGACGCGGCGAGGGCCTGGTCGGACGCCATCCGCGCCACGATCGGCCGGACCTCGACGATCAGCCGCCCAAAGACGGAGGCGCGGATCTTCGCCCCGGCGGGTGGGATCGCGGTCAGCGCCACGACGACTCACAAGGCCTGGACATAAGACTGCACCTCGATTTTCGTTCCAGCCGAATGCGCTTTGGTGACGCCGTTCGTAGCGCGGGTGGTGACGGTCAGGGTCTGGTAGCCGGCGGCCAACGCGACGACGGCGCCACGGGAGATCGCCGTCCCACCACCGGTGGTGACGACAAGGCTTCCCTCGTTGATCACGAGGGGTGTCGTGTCAATCCGGTAGGCCAGATACAGGCCTTGGTCGTTCGCCGTGGTGGACGACGCCTCCAGCGCCTCGGTCCAACCCGACGGGACGGCGATGGACGTGTAGTCGTCCTGCCGCCACCCGACCAGCAGGTTGATACAGCCCTCCACGAGGCGGGTGTACAGGCCGGGGTAGGCGATGTTCGTCGCCGCGGCGTTGAGCAGTGTCAGTGAGTCGACGACGATATCGGCGAGGTTGGTCAGTGTGGACGGTGTGCCACGGAACCCGGCGGTGAACGCGGTCACGGTGTCGCCGGCGGCACCGCCGGACGGTGTGACGGTCGGGTTTGACTCCGATCCCGTGTGGACCTTCGCGAACAGTTGGACGTTGTCGACGGCGTTGAACACCGGCAGGCGGGTGTAGCCGGTCGGGGTGGCCAGGGTTCCGGTGCCGGAGGAACGGATCGCGGCCACGATCACGATCAGGTCCCGTGTCGATCCGCCCGCGTACAGGGCCGGGGTGACGGCGGCGTTGTCGGCGCTGGAGGCCGCGCCGACGGCGACGAACGTGCCGGGGGTGGTCGTGATCGCCGACACGGTGGCCGTCTCACCGCCGCCGGCGATGGTCGGTCCGCCGGACACGAGACGGATGTTGAGGGGGAAGTCGTCCGGATCGCCACCGGCCCCGTCGGAGACACCGACGTTGTCCCACGACATCGTGATCGGGACGTTGGTGTTGCCGGCCTCGGCCCGGCTCCCGACGGCGATGAGCGTGCCCGACGTCAGGTCGGGGGTGGTGTCCTCGTAGGACGCCATCCACGACACCGGGTCGTCCTCGGACGCCGGGATCCACGCGCGGGCGCCCATGACGAGTTTGCCGCTGGCCTCGGTGCGGCCGGCGAACCGCACCCGGTAGATCGTGTCCGCGACGTATGAGCTGTCCACGGTGAACGTGGTGACGAGCGTCGTCAGGACGGTCGCGACACGCTGGTTGAGACTCATCACCACGACGCCGGCGGTGTTCAGGTCCAGCCGGCAGACGTAGTAGTTGGCGGTGTCGGTGTACCGGCCGCAGATCCACCGGGTCAGTGACGCCGTCGTGGCCGAGTTCACCGGCCACGACAAGTCGACGGTGATGTCCCAGTTGATCGACGAAATGTCGAGGGTCGACTCGCGCAGTACGTTCGCCACGGCGTGGACGTGCTGGCCCTGGGTGCCGCTGACGGTGAACGTGGACGCGACACCACCGGCGGCGCCCCACACCTGCCCGCCGTCGCTCGTTCCCCACGCGGACGACGAGGAGCGGGTGAACGTGTCCCAGCCGAGGCGGGTCGTCCACCGTTGCCGGTTCGGGTCGATCTCGACACTCAGGCCGGAGTCGGTGATCGCCTGCCGGATGGCGGCCGGCTCGTCCTCGGCGTACCGGCCGATCCACTCATTCGCGTCACCGTTCTCGCCCGCGTACTCGCCGACCTTGTACGGGGCGAACGGGGCGCAGTTGAGGGTGGCACTCCACCCGAACGGGCCGAACGTTTCCGCCCAGCCTTCGACGATGACGTCGATCGGCTCGCGCGACAGGCCGGTGGGGGGGTTGGCGACAGTGATCCGGGAACCGACCTCTATGCCGATCCAGTCGGGGATCAGCGACGGGTTGCGGGCGAAGTCGAGCGTCAACCGCGGGAACCGCAACCCCTCAACAGTGCCGAGGTTCACCCGCCAGCCGGCTTGGTGGATGAGGTCGGAGTCGAGTTCGACGTTGACGGTGACCGAGTCGTCGTAGGTGCCGATCAGGGCGGGGGTGAGTCTGCCGTAGTCCTTGACGTACCGGGCCGACGAACCTGACGGTGTTGTCGGGTTGGACGACCCACCCGACCTGCTGGCTGTGACGTCGTTGCGGATCCACTGGTCGTCGTCCTGCGGATCGAACGGCGGGTTCAGGTGTTTGAGGTCGTGGTCGAGTGCCATGTCGACGGCGCGGTTCTCGATGTCGGTGTGATAGAAGATCCGCAGTTGTGAGCCGAAGGCCGTTGGGTCGCGGTTGTCGAGCAGTCGGCCGTCGGTCACTGCTTCCGCCTCGCGGAGAATCTGCATGAGGGTCGCGACCGGCTGCGGACCCATGGTGTCCACGGTGATCGAGTCGGGCTCGACGCTTATGCCCTCTTCGTCGGTAAGCCGCAGTACCCGAGCGAAGGCTAGCTCTCCGTCATACCCGTTGAGCGACGTCGAGTCGAGGTCTGCGAAGTTGAACGGATCCAGTGACACGTCCCACGCCGCCCAGTGGCCCACGTGGATTCCGTTGAGTTTGTCGCTGGCGGGCAGACCCACCCGCAGCACAGTGCCCGTGATCCCGGATGTCGATGCGATCACGCCGCTACCGCTGCCGTCGTCGAGGTTCCACGATGCCGTGTAGTCGATGTTGGTACCGTTTTGCACCGCGCTGGCCGCGTAGAGGATCCAGAGGCCGTACGGTTCGGTAACGGTGTTGATGACGAACTGGTTGACGTCGTTCAGCTGCCGAACGCCGCTGGAGTCGTAGGCCTCCAGTGAGATCGTGTCCGGCGAACCCGGGGCCAACACCAACTGCCACATCGGCAGGGACCCGCTGGTGTACCAGCGCAGAATCGCCGTCTCGGCGGTGACGGCGGCCGGGAAGTTAAGGACGTTGGCGACCATCCACTCGCCGGTGGCGGTGTGGGTGGGGACCACACCGTTGAGGGTGGGGTGCGTGACGAACACCGGAAGCGGCGCCGACCCGTCGGGGCCGTCGTCGGCGAGCGTGATCCCGTCGCCGAACTCCATCGGTTTACCGCCGAAGAACTCGGCGAACGACGTGGAACCCGACGGGTCCTCGCACGGCCAGTACGCCTTTGGCGGTGTCGACGTGCCGGAGATCGATCGTGTCAACGCCGACCGCAGTGGCGACTTGTTCCGCCCCAACCGGCGGGTGACCCCGGCCGCCGTTACCCGCACGTACCGGTCGGTTTCCTTGTCGTTCCACGACGGCGGTAGTGCGGCGACGAAGGCCGTGATGCGGATGGACGGCGTTCCCTCGGACACCGTGAACCGGACCGGCGTCCCCAACCCGATCTGCCCGTACCAGGCGCCGATCGGATTGTGGGCACACCACCGGCCGTCACGGTTGTCGACGGTGAAATTGAGTTGATCCGGCGCGGCCTGGAGTACGCCACCCAAACGGCCGTGGGTGAACATGACCGGGTTTGCTTCCACGATCCGCACGTAGTCGGTGACGTCCGTCCACGCCCAGTCCGACGGGTCGGCGGTCAGGTCGGCGCCGAGCGCCGCCTCGGCCAGGATCGGCAGGCGCGTACCGGGGAACGCCATCTAGTCCCGGATCCCCAACACGGCCAGCGTTCCACCGCGCGCCTGAACCTGCTCAGAGAACCACGAGAAGAACAGGTGCTCCATGCTCCCGGTGAAGTAGGCCGGACGGGCGGACATCTGACTCCCACCGCTCACCGGGGACAGGTTCGCCGGATGGACCATCCCGTTGGCGGGGAACGTCACCCGCTCCTTCGCGTTCTCGTTGATGTCATAACTCACGCCCGCCATGACCGTACCGCCGGCCGCCTTCCCGCCACCGTAGATCGTCACCGGGACCGTCACCGGGACCTCGCTCTGACGTTCCTGGTTGCGGAGCGTCGACCACGCCATGACCTGCTTGCCGACAGCGGTCTGACGGAAGATGAACTCCACCTTGTACGTACCGGCGAGGTCGGCGATGACGTCCGCGGACGCGCCCGCGGCGTCGGCCATCTCCTCGAGTTTCTTGATTCCCTTGTCGTAGGCGGCGTTGGCCTTCTTGATCGACGCCTCGGAGCCGTCGCCCGCCGCGATGTCCGCGTCTCGCTTGTCCTTCAACGCCTGCACCTGGTCGAGGAGCATCTGCCGGTGCTTCAGACCTTCATCCGTGCTTTCCCGCCAGTCGACCTTGCCCTTCTTGAACTCTTCCTTGAGTTCCATCAGGCCCCGCTTCAACGCGAGGTTCGCCTCGTCGACGCTCATCGCGATGCCGAACATCTTGTCGAATTCCTTGTTGGACGCCGCCAGGGCGTCGGCGAGGCGCTCGGCGTCCTTGGACGTGTCGAGCGTCGCCGCGCCGAACTCGAGGACGGTCACCATCGCGCTCGGCATGCGGTCCTTGAAGTCGGTCACCATCTGGCTGAGGCCGTGGAAGATCCCGCCAAGTCCACCCTCGCCGAGAGCATCGGCCGCGTCGCCGATGAACCGCGTCGTGTCCTCGATCATGTTGAGCATGTCCATGTAGCGGTCCGAGAACCACTCCAGAACCGTGCCCGTCGTCGTGATCGTCGCCGCGAGGAAGTCGAATAGCGCTTGCAGCCCAGCTAGCGCGCCCTCCGACCGCGACGACTTGTCGAAGAAGTTCCCCAGTGCCGTGCCGATGTCCCCCATGCCGGCGGCGAAGACCACGGCGAACGGCGTCGCGCGTTCCAGCATCTTGTTGAAGCCGGGCATGAAGTTGCGGGCCAGGTCCGCGATACCCTCGGCAACGAGTTCGATCGACGGCGCCGCCAACTCGAACGAGTGCGCCAAGTTCAGGTCCGAGAACGCGGCTCTGAGGATCGACAGCGACTTAATGACCTCGGGAACCAGCCCAGCCCCGGCGGCGACGAACACGTCCCCGATAGCCGAGCCCATCTCCGCCGCGGCCTCTTTGACACCCGGCGACTGGAACGCGGCGATGACACCGCCGGCCACACCCAGTGTTCCACCGAGACCGGCGACCGAACCGGCGAGCATGGCACCGATGGCCGGGCCGGCTATGACGGCCGCCTCGACCAGACCCACGATCAGACCGGCCATCACCGCCTGCCCGATGGCGCCGGTCGAACTAGCCAGATCGCCCAACCCGGCGGCGACTCCTGAGCCGAGTCTGGCCGCGGCGGCGCCGGTCGTGGCCATGTCGGACCCCAGGTCGACGATCTCGCGTCGGACCCGGCGGACACTGTCGCCACCCTCGTCGCCGAGCTCCGCCAAGCCTTTGGTGATCCGGCCCGGGATGATGGGCACGTCGTCGCCGAGGTCGCGGAGACTCTTCGCGGCCTTGTCGGTCTTGGCGGCGGTCCGGTCGAACTCGATGCCCAACTCGTGGATGTGATCCGTGAGTTCCTCGGTCTGGGCGTCGAGGGCCTTCGACTCCTTGCCCGTCGCCTTGAACGAAGCGCCGAGATCGTCGGAGGATTCGGTGGTGTCGTCGAGCTGGTCGGCGGCCTTCGTCAGCCCCTTACCGTCCGCCGTCGTGGCGACGTGGAGCTCCAGGTCACTCCGCCCAGCTACCATCCTCGTCCCCCCAGTCCTCGCCTACGTCGGGGGTTTTCAGGCCCAACTTCCAATCGACGAAGCGGCGGCGTTCCCACCACTCCGACCACGGCATTCGGTCTACGACTTCGCGCGTGACCTGCGGCCAGATGTGCTCGAAGGCGTAGTCGTAGAGCTGGCGCGTGGTCTGGAGACTTTCGCCGGGATGGAGTCTTTTCCCGGACTCTCGGGTGGCTCTTCGCCCGGCTTGTACTTACGCCAACCCACGTGGAGCATCCGGGCTGTCCCGGCCTCGTCCCACGGCACCGGGGTTCCGTTCTGCCGCAACGTCAGCCACACCATGGCCTGGACCTGCCACCTCGGCGCCACCCGCTGCGCGTCCGGGCTACCGGCCTGCTCGAACGGGATCGCGCCGAAGAACGGCTCCGGCCACTCCATGTAGTCGAACCCGTGCCGCTCCGACAACTCCTGCAAATCCACGATGGAGATGTCGGCGAGGTCGAACTCCAGCCACTCCTCGGTCAGGCCCCAACGGGCCCGGTCCTTGTCCCCGAACGAGATGTACGGCAAATCCTCAGCCCCTCACTATGTCCGCTGCGATCTTGCCGATTTCACGGTCGAGCCCGTCGACGATCTGGCCCTTGACCAACTTCAGCGCGCCCTTCGCCAACCCCGCCTTGGTCCGGGTGACGAACCAGTGGGACCGGTTGCCGAACAGCGGATGTCTTACGACGCCGCGTTCCAGCGCCGGCAGCTGCCGGCCCTTCGGCCCACCCGTAGGCGCCGACAGATGGGCTGTGACACCCGGGTTACCGGCGAACGACACCGACGTGCGGACCTCAAGGTCTTTCACCAGTACCGGCGCGTAGCCGCTGGGCATGTACACCGGGGCCAGTTCTTTGACCTTCGGCAGGTAGACCTTCGTCACCACCCGGCCGGCGGCTGACACGATCCGACGCTGGATCCTCGCACCCTCGCGGCGTAGCGCCATGGCTGTCTCGGAGACGTTCGCGACGCGAATGTCCAACGTGACAGCCATGCGCTATCCGACCTTGGCGACGTCGCTCGCGGCGCTCCAGGACGCGTCGAATGTGACGGGGCCATCGACGCCGCCAGCGACCGTGATGTCGAAGATGGCCGTGCCGAACCAGTACTGAGTGTTGGTCAGGATGCTCGGGTACAGGTAGAACTTTCTCGCCAAGCCGTCGATGGCGGCCGTGTAGGTCTGCGCGGTCGAGTCGTCGTAGAAGCCCGACACGGATCCCGATGCATCGGGCATGCCGGAGACGTAGATCTTGTTGGTGTCACCCATCGCGGTGACCTCGGCTTTGTCGGTCGCCTGCTGTAAAGTCCACTTGGCGACGAAGGGCAGAGGAGACGCGGCCCCACCGCCCGCAGGGTCGAAGTAGAACCTGCCCTTGCGTCCATGCAAACGGCCGCTCATGATTTGTCTCCCTCGTCTGGCCAGAGCGACGGTTGCTCTGTCGGTGGCTTCATGGTGATAAGGCGTCGGGCACGCAGGATCGCGGCCATCTCGCGCGGATAGTGATCGGCGATGAACTGGAGCAGATCGGCGACCCGCTGCCCCTTCGGCTGCCTCGCGGATACGCCTCGCGTCACGGACGGCGCGGCCCACAACTCGAGGTTCTCGGGCCGGTTGTCCTCACGGAGGCCGTTCTTGTGATGGACGTGTTCGAACTCCATCAGCGGACGACCAAGGGTCGCCTCCATGACGACTCGATGCTCGGGCCGTCGCGGCTGGCCGTAATCGCCGACGCGCATGTATCCGCTGCCGTCCAGATGGCGCGAACCGGCCCCCGTTGGCCGTCGCTTCGTGACCTCAGCCGAGCCGTGTCGGTACCAACGCAGGTAGTGCATCTGGCACCAGCCGCGAGCCCATCGCACCCGTCCACAGGCCGCGATGACGCAGATACCGGTCTGACGCGTCCGATATTCCTTGCCGCCGAGCGGGTCGCCGTAGCGCTGAAATCGATGGAGGTGCGAGTTGCAGAAACCCTTGGCGTGAGCGGCTTTGACGCAGCCGTCAGCGGCGCAGATAGTCTTGGCCATGTCGGCACCCTCCACGGTGTCCGTCCGGGCCCTCGGCTGTTACAGGCAGCGCGAGGGCCAACTAATTCGTTCAGGGGTCGAGCAGTCGCAGAAGTCCGGCGGCATTGTTTCGAAATGTCCGATCCGCGACCGCTGCCCGCGCCTTCGCGGCGATGCGCGCCCGTTCGTCCTCATGGGACAGTAGCCACCGAAGCACGTCGGTCGCGGCCTCGGGCGAGTCGAAGGTTGGCAGCATGTCTAGTATCTCATCGCCCTCACCGCGCGGGTCGCGGAGGAACGGCAGCCCACAGGCCGCCATCTCAACCTCACGCGGACCCATCGACCAACCCGCCGACAGTTCGGGACGTTCGGCCTCGCGCCGGTAAAGGTTGATCCCGAGCTTCGCCGAGCGGTACACATCCGCGGCGTCGGCGTTGTCGACGCACTCGTCCAGGTCGTGACCGATGAACGGGTACAGCGGCGATTCCTCGCTAAGGAGGTTCCAGTTGCCGCCGAGCGTCACGTCGACGTCGGACAGATCCATCCGCTCGAAGAAGTCGATCCGTGACGGGAACCCGGTGCCGACGAACGCGAGGTCGGTCGCCAACTCCGGCTTGCCGGGACCGGGGTGGTGCACCGACGGCCGGTAGGCGTGCGGCACGTACCGGGTCGTGGCCAGCGCGGCGAACCGTTCCAGGTTGATCGGATCGTTGATCAGGTTGACGTCCGCGAACGGCGCCAGTTTCAGCTGTCGGTCGTCCTCGTACGGCGACTCGGTGTGGACGATCACCACACGCGTGCGGGTACGGCGGGCGCGCACAAGCAGGTCGGCGGGGATGAAGAACCCCGAGATGACGAGCAGGACATCAGGCCACGCCTTGTAGAGGGTGCTGTGCAGCCCGTCGGCCGCGAGTTCGTAGGCCTGCTCAGCGGTCAACGCCCGCCGGAACACACCCTCCCGATCGGACTCCCGAAGCATCGCCGAGAAGAACGTCAACCTGTCGTCGAGGTTGTACTCGATGACGTGCTGCCCCAGTTCGCGCAACGCCTCGCACCAGCCGGTGTGAATGTCTTGCACCGAGAAACGAAGGTCCCGGGTGGGCTACGACTACCCGCATGTACCCTTCCTCGTTTTGTCGATGCAGTAGTGTCGGCGCCATCGGATGGCAGCGCCGCCTAGTCGCGGCCGGACCGGAAGCTCGCCAACCCGGACCCGATGTTGAAGCGCGGGCGTGATGAGGCGTCCGCGCTTCGTCGTCAGGACACGCCGACGGTGACGGGCAGGGTGAAGCCGAGATACACCTGAGCCCCGTCACCGGCGCCGAACGTGTAGTCGCCGTAGTCGGTGGGGTTGCCGGCCATGCAGAAGTCCCAGTCGGCGGTGGCTCCCGTGTCCACGGCGTCGCGGACGGTCCACGCGTAGGCGTCGAGCGCGTCCTGTGCGACCGCGACGGCGCCGGTGGACCTCGTCACCAGCACGACGACGTTGTAGCTGAAGTCGTGGCAGTCGTCCATGGTGACCTGCGCGTCGAACGGCGAACCGGGGACCACCATGGCCAGTGGTGTGACGATGGAGTCCGGGACGGTGTCCGACGCGCGTAACCCGTCAACGGTCTCAAGGAGTGTCTTGAGCCTGTCCCGGACGGCGCTGATGGTGGTGGCGTCCACTCAGGCCACCATCACCGGGTGGCGCTGGTAGCGCTGGAGGAGCCTCGCGGCCATCGGGTTGTCACGGACGCGAATCACACCAAACGGGCCGTAGCCACCGACCCCGAACGGCGAGTCTTTCAGGGCGAACGCCTCGTTGGCGAGGATCAGCGCCGCCTCGTGGACGGGGTCGGGAACGCGGTCCCAACCCCACCGGGCGGTCACCTGGACGGTCGGCCGGGTCATCGGTAGCGGCCACACGGACTGGACGGCGCGGATCTTCCGGTACGGCCAGCCGGTCTCACCGTCGACGATGCCGTTCAACGGTTCCAGCTGGTAGAAGGTCGACGTGATCGTGGTGGGGTAGGTTCCCGTGTCCCCGGAGTCGGTGGCGATCGCCAGGTCGGTGGTGGTGTAGAAGTCGTCGACCTCGACCAGGCACGCGTCACGTGGGTAGTACTGCCGTGCGGTCGCGGTTACTTGGCGGGTGAACACCCGGCCGCAGAACCCGTTGATACCGCGGGTCACCGAGCCTAGTTTTGTCAGGATCTCGAAGTCGTACGCCGTCTCCGTCTGCGCGATCCCGACCCTCGACTTGACCTCTTCGAGGGTGCAGTAGCCCTGCTCCCCAACGGGTTGAACAGTCCACGTCCCGGCCACGGCGTCGGACGCTGTCCCGGTGCCGACCCACAGGTACAGCCACACCCCGGAGATCGAGCAGGGAATGTCCTTGGTGTAGATCCCGGCGGAGGTGCGGGTGATCGTCGCAGCCGCGTAGGTGTACGTCGTCGCGGTCCCGTCGGGGTCGGTGACGGTGAGGCTGACGGTAGTGGGATCGGTCGCGACGGAGCTGACCGAGAACGTATTGGTCAACGTCGCCAGCTCGGACGCGGACTTGTAGAAGACGGTCGACGCCACGTCAGCCTCCCGTCACGGTTGGGGTGGAGGTGCGGGTAGCGCTCGTCGTGGCGGTCGAGGTGCGCTTCGCCGTCGCCGTCGGCGCGGAAGTGCGCGTCGCCGTCACGGTGGTGACCGACGTAGCGCGCGCCGTTCCCGTGTCTGCGGTCACGCCGATCGTGGCGAGAGCCGACAGGCTCGCGGCGACGGCGAAGTCGGCCAGTGCCCCGGCGGCGACGGCCGCGGTGCATGTGAGCGAGGCCGACGCCGCGCGGTCCACGGCGCAAGTCGCCGTAATCAAACCGGTGACCGTCAGGGTCGTGTCGACGTCGACGCGACCGACGATCTCCGCCTCGGCGCCGAGCGTGGCCGTGATCGTGATCGTGGTGTTGGCCGACCGGTCGACGTTGGCCGAGGCGGATAGGGACGCCGTCACCGTTGTGGCATTCTGCGCCGCGCGGTCCACGGATGCGGTGGATGTAACCGTTCCAGTCGCGGTGAGGTCAGCGGCCACGACGCGGGCCACGGTGGCGGTGGCCGCGAGTGTCGCCGTCGCGGTCAGTGTTCCGCTGGCGGGTAGGTCAATAGCGGCCGTAGGTGTGACGGTGGCGGTGGCCGCCATCGACGCGTCGGCTGGTCGGTCGACCGCGGCCGTCCCCGAGACGGTTCCGGTGGTCGTGACGCTCGACGTCGCGGCGCGATCCACCGCGGCGGTCGGCGTGACCGTTCCCGTCGCGGTCAACGTGGTCGAAGCGGCGCGGTCAACAGCCGCGGTACCGGTGATCGTCGCCGTGACGGTGAGGCTGGCGTCGGCATCGACCGTCGCGCCACCCGCGGCGGCGGCTGACGACGAGAGGACGATGACGTCGTGGCCGTAGCCGAATACCGGCACCGAGTTGGCGGAGACCGTCGTGCCGGTCAACGCGGACTGATTGGCCCCGTTGCCGGTCAGGTCACCGACGCTCTGCGTGGTCAGGGACTGGTCGAGCAACCACAACGCGTCCGGGGCGGTGGCGTACCAGCCCGTCAACGAGAACGGCAGTAGTTCGATCTCAGCGTCGGAGAGACTCCGGCTCAACCACGCGCCGGCGACGGCGATGTCGCCGTTGAAGTCGTCGGTGCCTTCCCACAGCCCGATGCGCATCGTGCTCGACGCACCCGGGGCGGTGGAGTTCGTGGCCGTACCGGAGGTGTCCTCGTGCGTCCACGTGTTCGTCGAGTACACGTACTTGTGACACCGCACGTTCGCCGTACCCGTGGCCTTGCCCATGGCGACGAAGACCCAGCCGTCGGCGTTGACCACCGTGAGGGTAGAGCTGACGAACATGCCGTCGTACTGCCATTGCAGGTGGTTGCCGTCGCCGTTGGACTGGAGCTCGATGCCCGCCCGGCTGGTACCGCCGGACGTGTGCAACGTCATCAGGTTGCCGTACGTGGTTTGATTCCGTTTGCAGATGGCGGCCATGGTCCCGAACGTCCACGTACTCAGCGTCCCGCTGGACGTTGTGAGGATGTCCCCGGCGCCGTCGAAGTTACGGGCTATGACGCACCCCCATCAGCCCGTGCGGGCGGTCAGTCGCCCTGAGGGAAGGGCATCCCGGCCCGCACCCAGGCCACCAACCCGAGCAGCAACGTCTTCTGCTCGGTCGTCGCGTTGGTGCGGAACGTCACGTTCAAGGCCGTGTTGTAGGACGTCGCCGGGATCGACCCACCGGCCGACTCGGCCCAGTCGTCGGCGTTGTCCACCGCGGTCCGCAGGATCGTCTTCACGAACGCGGACGGCTGGCCGGAAATCCCGATGCGCATGAAGCCCCGGTAGACCTGATCGCGCTGGTTGGTCGTCAGTACAGCCATCGACCCATCTCAATCATGCGGTAGTGTAGACGAGGGCGCACGCGATGACCTCCATGTCACCGGTGGCGTTGTCAGTCGCGTTCGTGGAGTCCGCGTCCCGCCTGAGGCTGACCACCACGAAGTCCCCGGCCGCGACTGAGTCCGCGTTAGTCAACGTCACCGAGATCTCGTCGAGGAACCCCGCCGTGCCCGGCACGGTGATCGCGCTGGACGCGTTCGTCGTCGCGAGCGCCTTGGCGTCGACGTCCGTCGAGTCACCGTCGGACACCGCCGCCACCCGCGCCTCGATGACAACCGTCCCCGACGTCGCCGAGGCCATCTTGTACTGGCACTTGAACACCGGCGCCGACGCGTAGTCCGCCGGCATACGGAACTGCCAATAGCACATCTCATCCGTCGCCGCGTCAAACGCCATCTGGGTGAAGTGGATCGACGGGGCCGCCGCGGAGGACTTGACCCGCTGCATCGCCGGAAAGGCGTTCGACGCCGAACCGTCGGGCATGATCGCCGAACTGGGATTGAGCAGGATCGAGCCGGTGGCCACGTTATGCCGCCAGTGGCGTCAGCGCGAACGTCAACGCCGTCAGGTTCAGGGTGTCGCCGTTGGTGATGGCCTTCGATACGGTCAACGCGGCGGAGAACAGGAAGTTGCCGGCGGTCAGGTTGTCCCACACCGAGATGTGCGAGATCGTCTCCGACCCGGCCGCCCACGTCGCCCACTGCGGCAGGGTCGCCGTGATGGCCTTCGACCCGGACGCGGCGACCGCCCACGCCAGGATCACGCGAGTCGTGTTCGCCGACGCGGCCGTCGCGCCCGCCGAGCCCGGATCCGCGGTGTGGAGTTTGACGTACGTGTTCGCCGGGGCCGTGAACGCGCTGGCGCCCAGCATGTCGAGCCATTCGTTCGCCAGGTTTACGGTTGACATGCCTACGGTCACGACTGGTCCTCGTCTTCGCTCGAGTTTTCAGGGTCCGGTGGTGGGTCGCCGGGAATCACTTCGGCCTCGGCGGTGATGACGATTTCCCAGCGCGTCACGGCGTACCCCACTTCTCCCGGAACCGGGTCACGTTGTCGGCCCACCCAGCCAGTTGGGTGACGTCGGCTGAGCCACGGGTGTTGTGCCGCACCAGTTCGTGGCCGCGGTCCAGGCACCAGTTCGGCAGGCCCTTGTCCGTCATCTGGCGGCAGATGTCGTGGTCGTAGAGGTGGAAGCCCCGGTACGTCTCGTCCCACACCAGCGTCTGCGCGGTGGCGAGAAGTAGCCCGTCGAGGTGGGCGCATTCACCGCCGGGGCCGAAGTCGAGCAGCCCCATGCGGGCGTCGACGACAGAGCCGCAGGTGTCGCCCTCCCACCACGGGAGGATCGGGGTGCGGGAGCCAACGACCCCGACGATCCCGACGGCCGAGGTGCAGTGCTCGATCAGCTCGGCCCGCAGCCGGACCGGGTCGACGATCGCGACGTCGGAGTGGACGTAGCAGCGGATCGGGTTCCTGGCCCTGGCTTGGCCCTCGTTGTAGGCCTCGGCTATCGAGGCGGGATGCTCGACGAGGACGATCTCGTCGTCGTCGACACCACGAACTGTCGCGGCGAGGTTGGCCATCAGCACGTCGGGCTGGTTCGACGCGACGATGTAGGAGATCACTCCGGGCGGTCCGTGACAGTTGCGCGGGCCGCCTTGTTGTCACGGTCTAGGCCGCGCCAACCAGACGGACGCGCGCCTACGCTATCGACATGATTACCGCCCACAGCACGGGCCGATCCGCACGGATCGCACCGTGACGCCTGACGAGATTCGCGCATGGCCGGCAACGGTGGACCTCGTGACCGGACTCGCTCCATGGGGTGTGGGCCGTGACGCGGCGTACCGCCTCGCCGCCGCCGATGAGGCGCCGGTCCCAATCCTTCGCATCGGCCGTCGACTCCGAATATCCCGCGCCGCGGTCATGGCCGCACTCGGCATCGCCGACGAGCCGACGTAGGAGATCACCGGTTGAAGTTCCGCCGATGCCGCCAGCGGTAGAACAGCAGCGTGTCCGACAGGTTGGCGAAGGACGCGCCCGCGCCACGCATGCGGCCGAACATGACGGAGTCTTCCTCCGTGTTCGTGTTGCCGCTGGCCTCGTAGCACCCCACCGCTCGGGCCTTGGCGACGTTGTACAGGGAACTGCCGTGAGGCACGTCCACCACCCAACGCACGGGTACGCCACTCTGCACCAACCAAGCCGCGTACGACACGATGTCCGCGTCAACAGCGGACGTCACCTCGAGCGCGGTGTGGTCCAGCCAGTTGTCCGCACCGAGGAACATGCACCGGTCGGTTTCGACCCGGGCGAGCATGTCGTTGAAGTTCGCGACGATGCCCATCCGTGCGGGTCGCAGGACGAACTCGACCTCCGGGTAGATGTCAGGCAGGTGGCCGCAGTCGCCCACGCCGTCGTCGACGAACAGGACCCGGTCGAAGCCGCGGGTCTGGTGCAGCACGCTTTCGATGGCCTGCGCCGCCAGATGGCCGTACCTGTAGCTCGCGATCACGCACGTGACACCCATCAGCACCCCGCCACCGTCCCGGCCCGGAATCCGTTCATGTAGTACTGCCTCGGACAGTTGGACTGGTTACGTTCGCTGCCGTGGACGACCGTGTTCGACCACGTCAACACGTCGCCCGCCGAACCGAACAACTTGACGCCCCGCCGGCCGCCCCGGATGAAGGCCCTCAGGTCACCCGAGTTCACGAACGCCTGCTCGTGGGAGCCGGGGATGAACTCGACGGCGCTGTTCGCCGCCGTCCAGTCGTCCACGAGGACGGCGGTCTGTAGGTACAGGTTCCCGACGCCCGGCCGGAACCGTTCGTCGCTGTGCCAGGCGAACTCGTCAGGGTCGCCCGGCAGGTGGAAGTAGTACTGCTGGGTCTCCAGCTCGTAGCGTTCGTGGCCGTAGTAGGCGGACACGATGTCCAGCAACCGCCGATCCGCCGACAGGGCCCGCATGTACGGACTGCTCGGCCGGAACAGGATCGTGGGGTAGCCGCCCAGTATCTCCACGTTGGAGTCGCCGCGGCAGGACAGGACCGCCTCGGCCCGGAGGCGGTTGACCTCGTCGGTACGGAAGACCCCGGGGATCCTCGCGAAGCCGTCACGCCGGCAGGCGGCGACGTGCTCAGATGTAGGCGCGGTAGATGGCGAACGCATCGCCGTTGCCCTGCGTCGTCGAGTAGGCCTTGCCGTAGCCGGCGGCCTTCACCAGGCCGATCACGCGCTCGGTGAAGTCGCCGTACGGATACGCGAACGCGTCCCGAGGCATCCAGTCGGGACACTCCAACTCCCGCAGGACCTCACTATCGCTGAGCCTCGTCATGTCCGGATGCGACCACGTATGCCAACCCAACCGGCAGCCGTACTCGTCCACCAGAGTCCGCAGCTGCGACAGGTCGACGAAGCCTTCCTTGCCGATGGTGTCGCCGGCGGGGAACAGCCACACCCCGCCGATCTCGCCGATCTCGGCCCGGTGATCCCAGACGCTGGTGTAGATGCCGTCGAACGTCACCTCGCCGACGAACGAGCGGATCTGCTCCATCGAGTTGGTGAACGTCGCCGGGTCCGGGGTTCCGATCCGGTGGAACACGCCTACCGCCACCGGAACCTCCGCAGCACCTGGACGTACTCCCGGTACGGGAACTCCTCGACCAGCTCGGCCTCGCCGGGCAGTGGCCGCTCCAGGTCCTTGATGTGGCAGGTGAGCACCACCGCGCCCTTGGCCGCGTGCTTACGCACCAGGTCGACGAGCGCCCCATGGTCGTACTGGTCGTACAGGACGCCCGTCAAGAGCACCAGGTCGTACCTCTGCGTCGGTGCGTCCACCGCGACCACGGGCTTGGGGATCCTGGCCCGAGCCGCCTCGCTCAGCTCGAATCCGTGGATGACGCCGGCGGGCAGGTCCTTGGTGATCCACCCCTCGCCGCAGCCGATGTCCAGCGCCCGCTTGAACCTGCCGGGGATGGCGGCGAGAATGCGGCGCTTACGATCCTGGTCATCCGGGTGGGTTTCGAAACCCCACGGATCCGGGACGTTGTACCACCGCTCAAGATCGTCCCTGCTCTGCGTCACTCCGCCACCTCGGGATGCGTCGTCGGCTCCAGCCGACGGCTGCCTTTGCCGCCACCCGGGCGACCATCGGCGATCTGCTGGACCCGGTTACGGTGCAAGCCGAGACTCGCGCCGATCTGGCCGTACGTCATCCCGGCCGCCCGCATCTCCAGGACGGCGCCTTGCCGGATCCGTCGCAGCTCGGCGGCGAGCGGCGGCAACGCGTTAAGCCGCAGCCCGACATCGAGGGCCCGCTCGACCGGATCGGGGATCTCAGCGACGCCGCCGAGAAGCTCTCGGCTGATCGCGGCCACGATGTCGTCACGCAAGTCCGGGTCGGTCATCGCACACGCTCACAGACGACGACGCGGGCACCCTCAACGGGCAGCTTGGACGTCAGGCCCAGCGCTGGCGCCACGAAACGCGTCGGCCGGTACCTGTACGCGGGATCCCCGCCGAGCCACAACAGCCCGTCATCACCGACCAGCAGCCCGAAACCAAGCGCCTCGGCGAGCAGCTCGACGCTGATCCCGATGACCTCATCGGCGCGCACTACCTTGAGCGTGCCGTCTTCGCGGCGAACGACCTCCGCGGCGCCGTAGCTGTCCTGGCCGATCACGTGGACACCTTGGGTGGTCCGAGAAGGAAGTCAGCCCGGTCGGCGTCGAGCCTGTCCGTCAATAGTTCCCGAGCACGCTCCACGTCGCACTCAACGCTACCGAGCGTGCAGAACGGCCCGGTCACCATCGACAGCCCGACGGCGGAGTCGCCGAGTGGCACCGACCGGTACTCCACCACCAGTTCGCCGGCTGGGGTCCTGAACCGCATGGTGCTCACGAGGCCACCGCCGCTTCGTCGCCCTCGCGGGCCGTGACGACGCGCCCGTAGGCTCCGCACGTACAGGTCAGGTGATGGGTGGTCACAAGCGCACAGTCGGGCTCATGTCTCGGTATCTGCCGGATGGACTCTTCGGACAGTCCGTAGTAGTCGGCCGCCGCACGAATCTGGTCTTCGGTGAGATCGGTTGTCATCGGGCGTTCGCCACCATCCGGGACTGGAACAGGTCTCGGTCCGCGTCACCGGACGCCCAGCCGAGTCGGTACGTGTCGTCTAGTTCGGCCTTGTGGACGATCGGGTTCAGATGCTCCACGACCGAGTCCAACGCCATGGCGAAAACGCCCAACTGCTTGGCTTTCGTGACCACCTCGTCGTCACTGAACATGTGGCCGTAGCACTCCGGCCACGCCCAGCCCGGACCGTCCCACGACGCGCCCACGTCGGCGATGTACTGCCGGTCGATGAGCATGTGCGTCGCGTGCTCCCCCCGCATCACCCTCGGGTTGGCGAGATCGTTGGTCCCGATCACCGACGGACGGCGGCCGGCCTTCTCCGCCGCCACACCCACGACCCGGATCAACTCATCAGCCCAGCCGGCGTGGAAACGCACGTCGTCGCCGGTGACGAACAGCCACGACTCGCCCGTGCTGCGGTAGGCGTGATTCACTTTCGGGCCGAACGGGTGATCCCACGTCGTCAAGACGTTGGCGCCCGCCGCGGTCCACGCCGAGACGCATTCCGCCTCGTCCGCGTGACACACCGCGTACGCCCGGCACCGATCCGTCGACTCCCGCAGCGAATCCATGAACGGGCCGGCGTGACCCGGCCGGCCGCGCGTCGGCACCACCACCGCGATGTCGATCGGCTGCGGAGACAGACGCAGCCCAGGACCCTTGAAACCCTTCCACGCCATCAGGCACCGTCCGGGCGGCCAGCGAAGGCGGCAACGTAGTCCGGCGTGAAGTCGCCGCCGCGCACGATCTCGTCCGGGTCGAGGCCGCGACGTACGAGCATCTCATCGGCTTGGACGAAGACGACGCTGACGCCGGGCAGCTTCTCCGCGAACGTCGCCCTCGCCGCGTCCGCCTCGTCCGCACTGAACGGGCGGGCCACGCGGACCACGAGTGTGTCGCCCTGCCGCAGGACGGTCGCCTCGGCGAACTCCGGTAGGTCAGCCACGGCGACCACGGGTCCCACGTCGGTCCTTCACCACGAGCGCCTCGTCCGCCGGCGGTTCCTCCGGTGACGCGACAGGCTCCGGCTCAACGACCGGCGGCGTTGGATCCCCACCGGCCGGGTAGAACATGCCCGGCGCCGCCAGCACCACCGGGTCGTCGTCGGCGTAGTCGTGGTTCCTCTGCACCAACACCGGCACACCGTCGACGGCCACGAAGCCCCGGTCCCGTGAGCGCATCATCGGACCGCCCCGTTCTCGACACCGGCGAGGATCGCGGTGATCGACGAGATGCACCCGTGCGTCCACTCCACCGACTCCGGCGGCGGTGGAGCCTGGTACAGCATCGCGTCCACGTTCTTCGACGTTTCCTCGAAGCCCAACTCAAGGTGGTGGTAGCACAGGGAGTTGACGAGCGTCCCGCCAAGGCTGTGACGGCTCTGCGTGGCCATGCCCTCGCCGGTGTTGACGTAGATCAGCATCAGCAGAAGCCGGCGGGTCTCGTCGAGGTCCCGACGTACAGCCTCGGACAGCGTCGGCTTGCGGCGGAAGAGGCTCATGACGCCACCCGCTCGTCCTCGTCGGCGCTGCGCCGCTCGGCTTCACGTTGCGCTTCGATGATCGCCTGCTGCGCCATGTACCGGTCATACGTCAACGAGAACGTCTTGATGTGACCGAGCTTCACGGCCGTGTTCACCCATATGGGGATACCGGCGAAGCCAGCCCGGAAGCAGAACGTGATGTCCTCGGACATGCGCCGGCCGTAGAAGTCCGTCTCCTGGAACCAGGGGTACGCGTCAGAGAACCCCACCATCCCCGGCCGCTTCGGGGTTCGGAAGTCCCGCACCCTCGCCAGCACCGACCGGTGGATCAGCAGGCAAGCCGCGCCGGTGGCGTGCACCTCGAACATGGAGTCCAGCGGAAAACGCTTGTAGCGGATGAACTCCGGCCGCTCCAGCGTACCGACCACGTCATAGAGCGTTGGCTCCAGTTCCGCCGTCTCCGACAGGGTGAAACAAAGGCCGCCGATGATCGGGGCCTTGTCCTCGTCGGCGAACTCGAGGAGCTTCTCCACGGTGTCCGGCTCGAACGTCATGTCCGAGTCCAGGAACAGCAGCCACGGCGCCGAGGAGTACTTCAGGAACTTCTCGCACACCTCGTTACGGGCCGCGCTGACGTTCGCTGAGGACACCTGCGACACGAACCCGCCTCGGCCACCGGTCACGTGCTTAGGGCCACGCGTCGACTCGTAGTCCACGAGGCCCAGGACGGACTCCATGAACTCACCGTTCACGTGACTCGGGCGCACCCAGGCCACGACGACTCCCTCAGCCTCCGCCTCGGCCGGCTCGTCGCACGCGGACGCGTCGGTGGGACTTACTTCCACTTCGGACATTAGGGACCTCCAGGTAGGCGGGGTTCCCGGACTCCTGGCGTCCGGGAACCCCTTCCCACAGGGGCGACCTGTGGGGCACGTCTCGCTCGCTCGGATGAGAAAAGCGAAGTACTATGAAGCGACGGGGGCGTGGCATGGCAAGGATGGCTGGGCCGGGCGCGGCATGGCAGGGCGTGGCAGGCGCGGCTGGGCGTGGGTTGGCGGGGCAGGGATAGGCGAGGCGTGGCCTGGCGCGGCCCACAAAAGAAACACTTCGAACCGAACGGACCCAGGGAGGGCTAGCAGTGAGCACAGATCAGCAGGTCTCCGACGACGAGACAGCCGTCGAGACCGAACAGGTCGCCGAGACGCAGCACCAGCAGAAGGAGCGACTCTCGGCCGAGGAACACGACGCGCTCGAACGAGTCGCGAAGGACGACGTTGACGGGCTCATCCAGCCCGAGATGGTGGTGGAGATGGCATCGGACCCGGCGTCGCCGCTGCACAAACACTTCGAGTGGGACGACGGCAAGGCCGCACACGCCCACCGGATCGCTCAGGCCCGGTACCTCATCGCCCGTTACACGATCACCCGCATCGACGAGGGGCCGAAGTACGTCAACATCACGATCCGCAAGGACGACGGATCGTCGCGCCGCGGCTACGTCGCCGTGGAACGGGCCGTCGCGGACCCCGACCTCTGCGGCCAGATCATGGCCGACGCGAAGCGAGGGATCGTCGCCTACCGCAACCGGCTCTCGGCCTTCGAACGGTCACGAGCGGTCGTCGGAGCGCTGGATGAGGCCATCGGTCGCATCGACGAGGTCGTCCAGGACCTGAGCGAGGCGGCTTAGCCATGCCCGAGATCAGGCTGGAAGTCGTTCAGCGGGAGGTAATCGACGTCGAGATCATCGGCGTGAGTCCGCTGATCCCGCACAAGTGGTCGGAGAAGTCGCTCCGCATGATGCGCGAGTCGCAATCCGGCAGCAAGGCCCGCAAGAAGCACGACCCGAAGGTGCCGGTCGACGAGGCCGAAGGGGCGCTGTACCGGCTCGCCGATGGTCGCCCGGCGATGCCGGCGACGGCCTTCAAGGCGGCCATGGTCGGCGCGGCCCGACTGTTCCAAGGCGTCACGATGACCGCGCTCAAGGCGGCGGTGTTCGTGCACGGCGAAGGATCGGACCAACTCGTCCCGATCGAGGGCGAGATGACGCTGCGGGAGGACACGCCGCGCAACGCGACCGGGGTGGCGGACCTGCGGTACCGGTACGCGTTCTGGCCGTGGCAGACCACGCTCCAGATCGAGTACCTGACCGCGATGGTCGACAAGGACTCGGTCGTCGCGCTCGTCGACGCGGCCGGCAACGGCGGAGTCGGTGACTGGCGGCCGTCGGCCCCCAAGTCGCTCACGGGGACGTTTGGAAGGTTCCGGGTGGCATCACTCGGCGCTGTGGGATGATCGCCCGGACGAGGCGTGGCCTGGCTGGGTAGGGCGAGGCTTGGCAAGGCCGTCAAGGCCAGGAATGGCGCGGCGGGCTTGGCGTGGTAAGGCATGGCACGGCGAGGCGGGGCTCGGTAGGGCGTGGCAGGCTAGGCGAGGCTGGACTCGGCACGGCATGGCGGGTCAGGGCGTGGAATGGCACGGTGCAGGCCCCGGAGTTTCGGCTCCGGGGCCTGCTTCGTCGTTATGCCAAGGCCGTGAAGGCCGGAGTGGTGTGCAAGGTCAACATTCTGAAAGCCGCTGGGTCGACCGTGTCTGCCCCCACGCGCCAGAAGCCATACCACCCGGCCTGGCCGGTCGGCCGCTGGTTCGAGCCCTTGACCATCGGCTCGTACATCATCGAGAACCCGATACGATCGACGATGACGTATCTCTCGAAGTTGCCAGCAAGCAAAATGTTGGCCGACGTGGTGACCACCGAACCCATGGTGCTGCACTCGTACTGCGGCTGGCCGAGAAGCAGCGACGGGACGCCCATGCCCATCGACGCCCAGAACGCGCTGCCGCCACTGGTATCGAACTGGCGGACCAGATTGTAAATCGTTTTGTTCGCAATCCACGACGCCTTGCTCGCGTCACGAGGACGGAGAGCGTTGGCGACCCGGTACACGTCGCCGGACACGAACGCCGTGATAGTGGCGGACGACACCAGGGACGCGGTGACGGCCGCGACAGCGGCGACGATGCCGCGGGGGATGGTCGCGCCGGTGTTCCCGGTCGCGAAGGCGGCCGCTTCCAGGTTGGCCTTAGCGTCGGCCATGAGCATCGACAGCTCCGACGCGAAGCCCGAATCGGCGAGAACCTCGTAGGAGCCGACAACCCAAGCGTCGGCCTTCTTGGGTGTGATCGTGGGCTGCGTGAAGGTCGGGGACGCGTCGGCGGCCTCGGTTCCTTCACCGGTCCATTCCGCCGTGACGCCGGCGCTCGTGACGCCGTTCCAGTCATCGGTGACGATCTGCTTGACCGTCGAGATGGACCGGATCGGGTCCTGTGTACCGGCGTTCGTGAGGATGATCGTCGGGTCGAGCGTAAACGGGACGAGATACATTGTTGTTACTCGATACCTTGCGGTACCGGGCCCGGTCATTTCTGCCGGGCTCTGCATCTTTTCCATCGATGCAGATCGGACTATATCTTCAGCTCCAGTCCCGACCAGCTATACCGGCTGGGCGGACCTCTCGGAGTTGCCACGCGTGTAGTCTCTACGGACTCCCCGGTACGGGTTGCCTCGGTATTCCCCTGCTTTGGTGGGGTTCACCGATACAGCGCGGTTTATTACCTCCGGGTCACCCGCAGAGGACGGCCACTCGACCGCCGTTGGCGCCGGTGAGGGACAGGGCGGCACGCATGAGCTGCCCCGGGTACGTCCCCATCGACTGCCAGTACTCCTCGAACTCGCGGTGGTACTCGTCCGAGCCCGTCATCAGCAGGTGGCGGGCGATGCCCGACGTCTGCGGTGACGGCTTGTCGAGCAGCCGCATGACGTGCTCACGACCCGCGTCGTCCATGTGGCCGGGTGCGATCTCGACGGCCTTCTTCGCCCGCGAGATCATGTCGGCTTTCGGTGCGAGTTCGGCCCGGACGACCTCGTAGTTGTCGTACGGGTCGACGGTCCGCATGATCTCCGGTCCCTTGCGGGCCAGAGCGGTAGCTCCGTCGCCGGACTCGCGGTGTGGGCTGGCGAGGACGGCGCTGCGGACAGCCTCCGCCTTCGTCTCCCACGCCTCGGCCTTGGTCCGCTCGGCCTCGAGCTGAGCGAACTCGTCGGGGATCTCCTCGGAGCGGGCGATGTCGTCGTCTTCCCAGTCCTGCTTGTCGGTCAGCTCCGCCAGTTCGGCGCGGAGCACCTCCATGTCGGCGGCGTACTCCGCTGACGTCTTTCGCTTAGCCACGGGGGGCTTCCTTTCGGGCCAGCCACATGCGCGCTTGCGCACGGGCGAGGTAGTAGTCCCGGTCGGAGTGCCCGTTGGGCGGCTCTTCGGCGTCGGCGTCCATGGTGGACGTGACGGGATACGTCTCCGGCTCCTGTGGAGTGGTGGACGGTCTGAGCGCGGCGAACAGGTCCGTCACGCGTGAGCGGACGGCGAGGATCGCCGCGGCGGCGTTGACCGGTACGGGGGTGGGGCCGTAGTCGGACAGGCCGAGTTCGTGGCGGGTGACGGTCGGTAGGTTCCCGGTACGTCCCCGTGGTATCTGCGTCGGGGTCGAACGGACGATCTTGCCCCGGAAGGACTGGGACCGGATGGCGCCGTTGTCGATCGCCTCGAGGATCCGGTCGATCTCCGGGCCCCGGTTGTAGCGGGTGATCGTCTTGAGGCCCTTGGAGTCGGGGGTGATCTCCAGTGGTGTGCCGATCGGCACCGACCACGTGTCAGATGGCGATCCGTGGACCGTGAGTCCGTGGTTGTACAAGCACATGACCCTGGAGATCCCGCCGTCTTTCAGCGTCTTGTTGAACGCGGACCGTTCGACGACCTCCATGTAGTGCCCGTGCTGGTCTTTGACCTCGTACGGGTGGTTGAAGACGGCGGCGTACGCCTCGACGGTGCGGCCGTCGGTGTGGGCGCGGGAGATCTCGATGTCCTCCAGGGGCCACCAACGTTCGTAGCGAAGGATTTCAGCCACGGTCGCCCCTTTCCGGGCTGTTCATGATGCGAAGACGTCGATGACGCAGCGGGTGGCCACTTCGGCGGACAGCAGCTCCCCGAGGTCGGGTGCTAGGCGGTCCTGGAGTACGGCCCACGGGGTGGGGGAGGTGGCCCACAGGTTCAGGCCGTCGCCCTCCGTCCAGAAGGTGAGGTCGGACCGGTAGGTCATCCGCCGCCGATGGGTGCGCCGAGCCGGGGTCGTGGGCGTCTTGGCGCGGGTCATGGCGGCCATGGACATCAGCGAGTCGGGTGGGTCCTCGTCCATCTCGCGATAGAGGGACACGATCTTGCGTGCCGCTGACCGCTTCTGATCAGCCGACGCGTCGACGGCGGACAGTCGGCCGGCGGCGGCGTGGACGCCGTTGCGGTTCAGCGTCCCGTCGGGCTCACGGACGGGTAGCTTGCACAGTTCCTTGCTGTACTCGTCCTGGCCTTCCGCCGGCTCATCGTGGATCAGGCACGCGGCTCGCCACTGCTCGTCGTCGTAGTCGGCCTGCGTGAACTGCGACCACGGGGTGTCCGAGAACGACCGGGACCGGTACTCCTCGTCGGGTTCCTCGCCCATCTCGGCCGCGTCCTCGACGTCCGTTTCGTCTTCTTCGCCGAGGGGGATGTCGGTCACCTCGTCGCCGAACGCGACCCGGATGTGGGTCAACGTCACCGGGCCGGCGAGGTCGACGAGGTCCTCGAGCTCGGCCGGGTCGTCGGTGTACAGCAGCGTGATGTGCGGATGCCAGGGCGTGTGCTGGTCGGGGAGGTCGAAGTCCAGGTCGTCGATCTCGTCCTCGACGAGGGCATGGGCGGATGCCAGATCCTCACCGGAGATGAGGAGGACGTCGCACGGCTCGTCGCCGTTGGGGTTGAACATGGCCAGCGAGAAACCGTCGACCTCGAGCACGTCTTCGAGGTCGTCGGCGACCGTCCGCGCGGCGTCGATGATGGCGGCACGCTGGTCCTCGTCGTAGTCGTCCGCCTTGCCGAGGAACAGGAGCGTGACGTGGAGCTGGTCGGCGTCCTCCCCACCTTCGACGGCGAGGCGTTCGAGGTCCGCCGGGGACGGGACGAGGGCGATCATCGCGCCGGTGTTCTCATCCGGGTACTCGGCGCGGGTGATGTCGACGTCGTCCGGATCGGTGATGGAGCGCTTCGCGTCGCGCTTGAGGAACTCATCGAGCGGAAGGGTGGAGACCAGATACCGGGATGCCGCCTGATGGCCGAGCCCGGCCGCGATGGCCTCACGGTACTTGTTCGGCCGGCCGTCGTTCGGGTCGGGCAGTTCGACAACCGCTCGGTGCAGAATCTCCTCTAGCCGTTTGGACGTCGGCGAGGCGACCCCGCGATTCCGGCTGGTCTCCTCATCGATGGCGCGCCCTAGTGCGGCGATGCCGGCCTCCGACCCGACGCCCTGCTGTAGCGCGTGGCGCAGGTCGAGTTGTGTCGGTTTGGTCAGGCCGTCTCCGCCGGAGAACGCCTTCACGCTGACGCCGAGCTCGCCGGACGTCGCCACCGTAGACGGAGCGGGCGAGTCGTTGTCGAGGATGGACTGGATGTCCGCCTCAAGTTGGCGGGTGACCGCCCAGTGCGCTGGTTCCTCCCACTCCTCCGGCGACGGCGCGTCGCCGGTTGTCTCCCGTGCTACCTGGAGTACCCGGTCCCGGTCGGTGCCGCCACCCGTCCGGGCCTGGTAGGCGTCCATCGACTGGAGGATGTGACGGATCCGCGCCTCGCGTGACCGTGCCGACGACGGGATCGGGGGGAGGTTCAGCGCGACGTTGATGCGCTTCAACTCGGCCGCGGACTTGGTGTGCAGGACCGTTTCGGCTTCGTCCATCGGGCCGCCGAGAACAGACTCGCGGGCCTTCGGGGCCGCCTTCGCCGGGGATGCCTTGGTGGGCGGGCCGCCCACGGCGTCGAGGCGGTCCGCGAGTTCGACGTACCTGTCGGCGCGGCCGAGAGCGCCCTGCCGGGTGCCCTGCCGGGGGCTGATCGACGCGACGGGCAGCCTGGCCGCGCCTTCGCGCATCCCGGCGGCTTCCTCGCGCAACGCGGCGGCAATGGACTTGGGGCTGTCGCCGTCGTCGAGTCGGGCCTGCACCTCGTCGAGTACGCCACGGTCGATGTCCATGTCCTTGGCGATCTCGCGGGCGTTCAGACGCGGAGTGGAGTCCGATGGCGTCGTGGTGGTCTTCGGGGCGACCGCCTTGGTGGCAGCCTTCGCGACCTTCTTTGGCGCGGCCGGCTTGGCCGCGTCGGAAGCGAGGGCCCGCATGGCGACCTTGATCTGGTCGGTGTCTTTGTCCTGCTCGTCCTTCGGCAGCTCGGCGAAGGGGACGTCCAGATCCCCGCCGGCAGCCCAGTCGTTGCGTGACAGCCACGCCTTGTGGATCTCTTCGCCAACCTCCAGGCGTGTCTTCTCGTCGCTCAGGTCTACGGTGCCGCCGCGCTGCTTGAGGATGCGCTGGACGACTTCGCCGGCGGCCTTGTTCTCGGCCTGCCAGTCGCCGGGCAGATCGTCGTAGCTGGTGTTGGCGATGTCCACTTCATCGGAGTCGTGCGCGTCGATCCACTTCTGGTCCTTGGTCTTCTTGACGCGTGGCTCGAATGTCCCGTCCGCCTGCTTGCGGGTCTTGCGCCAGTCCTCATGCAACGCGTTGGCGATCTTGGCGGACTCGACCTGATCCGCACTCCCAGTCGACTTCTTGGCGGGCGTCGCCTTCTCCGCGGCGGGCCGCACCGTGTCGTGCGTCGCCGGAACGTTGCCGATGAACGTCTGATCCGGACGGTGTAAAGAGGGGCCGTCGATGTCCCATCCGCCGGGCAGACCACGATCGCGGGCGAAGTGCTCCGCGATGTGGAGCTGCAGCGCGCTCTTGGCTTGCAAAATGCCCGGCGGGACGTCGATGCCCAGTCCGTCGGCGACCTTGCGGAGCTTCGCTGACGTGAGGCGCGTGTCGCCGCTCAGTAGCGCGATGACCTCGGCCTCGGACTGGGCCGCGGACACCTTGGCCACCGCGTCGGCCACCTCTACGGCGGCGGCCTGCTGGGCCTTCGTCTTCGCCGCCGGCTTGGCTTCTACCGCGGCCTTCTCCACCGACTTCTTCGCGGGCGCCTTCTTCGCCCCGGCGGCCTTCATCGCGGCCGGATGTGTGGCGCCCTTCACGCGCTCGGCCTGATACCGCTTCCGGTCATCTGGCGACAGGGCGTCGTACTGCTCCCGCTGCGGCACGGTGAGCTTTCGCATGCCCGACGGGATGGTCACGCCGATCGCCAGCCCGTAGTGTGCCGCGCCCTCGGCGCTGATCACCTGCCGGCCGGGGGCCGGGTTGCTCCTCCCGCCACGGGCGCGCGCGATCTCGCCATCCATCCGCATCCGCACCAGCGCCATCCGCGCCACCGCGCGTGCCCGAGGAACCGTGGACGTGGTCATGCCACCCCCGAACATGGTTGAGCCCCGTTGGAGGCTGAGGAACGGAGGAAGGGTCAGTTGTCGAGTAGCTGGGTGACGCGGTCGATCTGCGCCCGGACCCACGCGTCCGGGGCGTTGAGCCACGGACCCTCGACGAGTTCCAGCAGGATCGGGCCGCTCGCGTCCGGGTCGAGGCCCGCGCCGTGGTGGGCGAGTGCGTTGATCAGCGTCCCGATCAACTCGTACCGCTTGGTGCGGCCGGCGTACAGCGCGCCGTACAGCAGCCGGCGGGTCTCGTCGAGGTCCTTCGACTTCGACGCGTCACGCGTCGTCAGCGTGTAGTCATCCCACGCGGCCATGCGGTTCTCCCTCTATCGTCGTAGGCATGAGACTGTTCGAGTGGATCCGCGCGAGGTGGGGCGTCAAGTGCCCGAAGTGCTCCGGCTCGGGAACTTGGTCGGGCTTCTCGCCGAGCGCGCGGCTATCGACGGTGCGGCCGTGGGTGAGCATGCGGTGCCCCAGTTGCGATGGCTCGGGCCGCATGAGCCTTGAGCGGAAGTCGGAGTGGGATCGCGCTGAGGACTTCTGGCGGTCCGGCCGGTGGAGAGACGCCCTACAACGCGATTGATGGCCCCCGCTCCTTGCTCGAATAGGAAGGTCTAGCCGGGGCCGATGAGTTTGCCGCGGGGTTTGCCGCCCTGGGCCACCCGATGGGCGTCGGATCCGGCCCACAAGCCAGTCACGCTGTGCAGCCACTGGGATGCCATGCGTTTAGCCCTGGCCGAGCCGACATGCCGACGCAGCAATCTATAGAGGGTTGTCCATTGGTGGCGGGACTTGATCCACCGTTTTAGTCCGGCCCCGTGGGTCCAGTACTCGCGGAGCTTGTACCGGTTCCCACCCATGGCCCGCAGGATCTCGTCGTCCTCGTCGAGACCTTCAGCCCGCGACAGTTCGTCGAGTAGCGCCTCATCCAACTCCGCCGCGAAGCCGTCGGCCGTCCAGCCGGAGGCGAGCGCGTCGAAGGTCCGGTCGTCGTCCCAGCCGTTCGCCGACTGCGCTGACCGGAACAGGTCCCAGCCGGGAGCGTCGAAGAACTCAACACCATCGTCGGTGGCCGCGATCGTGCCAACCGTGGCGCCGGTCGATGTCTCAACGATGGCGAGCCGGATCATGGTCTACCCACCGTCCACTGGATGATCAAGTCGACCAGTTGGGCCTTCGTCGACTTCGACCCGTAGGCGATCTCCGCCGAGTCGGCTATGGCCTTGAGTTGGTCACGGGTCCCGGTGAGCATGGCGCGGGCGTCGTTGCGGCTCGTCGCAGTGCGGAGTTTCGCCACCGTGTCCGCTGGTGACTCGGTGGCCTTCGCGGCCTTGGTGGTAGCCACTGTGAACTGATCGCGGGACAGGTACTCGGTCGTACGACGCCCGTCCTGCGCGACCGCGTCCACCTCGTAGATGGCCTCGGCGCCTTCGCCGGTCACCGACCTGACCGTGCCCGAAGTGGCGTAGCTCCCGGCGTTCGGCTTGAGCGCCACACGGCTACCGACCAATGCGCTGGCTCCGGTGGCCTTTGCTGCTCGGGGTGCTCTCTTCGTAGTGGGGGGCGCGGGGGACGCCTTGGTGGGTGCGGCCATGGACCGGAACTCGGCGACGAGTCGAGCCGCCGCGTCGGCGCCTACCTGTTCGCTGACACGGACGACCTCTTCGCTCTGGTCGCCGGGGAGGTCGGCCCACTCCTGCCGGTCGATGAGCCTCTTCGGCCCCGGTTCGCCGCCACTCACGGCTCGCCACACCGCCAACGCCACGTCCCGCTGACGGTCGAAGGCGATCACCGACTCCGGGCCGGCGGAGGTAGGGCCCTCGACGCGTTTAAGTGCCGCCTCGACATTGCGGCGGGTGAAGGCGCTCAGGTCCGGATTGGCCAGTTCGGCGCGCGCCACCTCGGCTTGCAGTGCGTTGTTCCTCGCCGCCGCCCGCGCTCTGGCGGCCGTCTCGATGGCCCATACCGCGGACCGTGCGGCGTACTGCTGGGACTCGGGTAGCCGCTTGATCGCCGCGTCACCCGGAATACCGTTGGCCTTCTTCAGCTCCGCGCGCTCAGCCCGGATGGCCTCGTCCTGGCTCACGAGTCCGCCCGCCGCTTCGATGGCCGCGCGCATACGCGCCAACGACGCCGCGTGGCCGGCCCGGTCGAGTTCGGTTCCGTGGCTGTACTCAGACTGCGACGGGAGCGCTTCCGCCGTGCGTCGTGCCGTGGCGGCGCGTTCGGCCAACGCGTTGAACGCCTCGGCCTCGTCGCGGTCGTCGGCGTTGGAGTCCGCCCACTGTCGCAGGTCCCGTTCAAGCCTCGTGAGGCCGGCCACGGTCGAGTCCTTGTTGTGAATCCACCCGGTAGCGGACGCGCGGTCAAGGTCTCGTTCGTGGCTGGTGAGGGCGCCGCCGAGTTGGGTCCGGGCCTGGGTGTTCATCTCGCGCAGCGGGTTGGCCGGCGTAGTGGGCGCCGCCTTCGCTGCTTTCGGGGCTCGTCCTGCGGCTACCTTCTTCACCGCGGGAGATGGAGAGGATGGCTCGAAGGTGAGTTCGCTGACGTCGGTCGGGTCGAGCTGTTGGCGTCGGCCGCCTTCCCAGTCGACGAAGATCTTCGTGCCGGTCCGTGTCACCTTGCCCCGGACGGGTTCCTCGCCGCGGGGCGCCCACACCGCCGTGTCCCCCGTCTTAACGTCCGGCAGCAGCCCCTTCGCCGAAGGGATCACCCTACGCGGTGGTGGGGGTAGCTTCGGTGCCGCCACGTAGCCCGACAGACGATCAGCGGACACCATGCCGCCAGTGCCGTCCGCGAACTCGACCCACTGAGCACTGCCGCCGCCCGCCGTTCCGGACGGGTCACGGTCGTCGGGGCCAAGGTAGGTGACCTCACCCTTGGTGTCGTGGATCAGCTTGTCGCCCGGCTTCCAGCCCGACAGGATCTGAACATCCTTCGCGACGTGGCCGGTCAGCGCCTGCTTGGCTTCTCCTCCGTCTGGGGTACCGGGGACAGCGGGGAGTGGTGTCGGGGTACCGGGGAGTGGGCGAGGAGATGGGTCGTCGATCCAGAGCCAGTTCTTGTCCTGGCCACCGATCCGAGCCGACGCGGCGCTCTGCTGTTCGTCGGGCATGCCGACCACCCGGTCCGGGGTCAGGTTCACGCCCGGCTGGACCATCATGCGCTTCAGCGCGGCATCTACCTCAGCCCTCGGCAGGTCCCTCAGTCCAGGCTCCGCACGGAGATCGGAAAGCAACACCGCGCCGGTGTCCCGAAGGTCGACGTTGGACAGCGGAGTGTGGGGTCGCGCCTTCAGCGCGGCGGCCGCCTCTCGGATACGGTTCTCTACCTGCACCTGACGTACGGCTGGATCACTCGACAGGGGCTCGTGGGCACCCTTCGGTGCTGGGTCGGCGTTCTCGATCGCGTCAGCCAAGCGCCGCAGCGTCTTGACGTCGTCGTCGCGGATCGCGTCAAGGTGCCGCTGTCCCGGCTCAACGTTGACCTGAGCCTCACCGGGCAGGATCGGGCGGCCTTCCAGCGCGTCCGCGGCTTGGCGCAGTCGCGCGGCGACGTCGCGCGGGTCCTTGCCGGTGCTGTATCCCCTACGCGCATCCCCGACCGCTTCTTGGCCGGGTCTGGTGAAGCCGTCGCTTTCCTGGCCGAGGAGCGCCCTGAACGCCTTCCGGCGCTGCGCCTGAACTGTCGGGTCAGCGGATACCTCTCCCGGCGTCGCGGTCTGCACGACGGCCTTCGCTACTGAGACCCGTTCCCCGTCGAGGTCTACGTCATACCCTGGCCGCACCACCGTGACCTGCGTGCCGGACGGGATGTCCTTGCCGATGGGCTTGTGCCTGCCACGGTCGAACGGCTCCACGGCGCCCGCTGGGCCGGTGACGCGGTGCAGGCCATGCGCAGCTGCGATCCGGTCGATGGCCGCGTCTACCCGGGTACGGTCACCGGACGTGCCCGCCTGGACCAGGTCGTCGATCAGCGCCGGGTCGAGGTTGTTGAGCTTCCCGCGGGTGCGGATACGGGACTCCATGGCCCTCGCGGAGGCGCCGTTGGAGGACAGTTCGTCGAGTTCGGACAGTGTCTCGGCGACGCCACGGGCCTTGTCCGCTCGGACTTGACGCTCCCGTGCGGCGTCCTCCAACGGGTTGACGTCAACGTCCGCTACGGTTCCCGGTCCGACACCCGGCGTACCAAGATCAGCGTCGGTGTCGGGCTTGTCCGGGACGCCGCCCTTGCTCTTCAGCTCCGGGTGACGTTCGCCGTAGCGTCGCGCCCAGTCGGCCAGCTGCGTCTCGCCACGGTTCCTGGCCCATGCCTCAAGGTCGTCGAAGTCGTCGACGGTGACGACCCGCTTGTCCCGCGTCGCTGTCTTCGGCCCCGCCGAGCCGGTACGTAGCGTGGTGACCGCCACCTTGCCGTCGCGGGTGCCGTGGACGAGGACGTCCCGACGTGTTCCGTCCTCGTCGCGGATCGTCAGCAGCGGAATCGGCGCCTTGTCCGGGTCGGTCTTGTCGACCTTGCGGTACGACTCCCGCGCGTCGGCGAGCAACGCGTCTTTGATGTCGTCGATCGTCGCGCCCCGCCGGAGCTTGATTCCCGGCCGGCCCTGGGCGACCTTGCGCAGCGACTCGCGGTTCGTGAACTCGCGTAGCGGATCGTCGTCGCCTTCACCGCGCAGCCACCCGGCGAGGGCTGTCGCGACCCGTTCGGCGACGGTTCGGAACTTCCCCTCCCGGCCACGTGGGTGCATGGCCTCCTGCGCCGGCGTCCAACCACGTGTCGCGTCGGGGATCGGGGTCTCGTCGCCGTCAACCTCGTCGAGGCTCTCGTCGGCGGGGACCGACTTGTGATCTTCGGTGATGTACGCCATGTCCCGCAGCGCCTGCGCCACATCCCGCGCGTCGGCGTCGGCGAGCTCTACCTCGTGGTCGCCGAAGCGGACCGCCACTCCACCCTCGTACGGTTCGCTGGCGAAGGAGTGGCGGGTGTACGGCTGACCGGACTCGATCGCGTCAGCCCAACGCCGCGCCTCAACAGCGGACGGGACAGCGTGGATCGCGACGTCGGAACCCGAGTCCGACTCGACGGTGACGTCCCGCTCCCGGGCCACGATCCGGGCCCGGTCGCCGAACTCGACCGAGTCGACCTCCCGGCCGTACTCATCGTCAACCGACTCCGCCGGCAGCAGCGCCAACGGTGTGGTCGGGATCCAACCATGGCGGTAGCGGTACCCGCGGGTGATCTCTTCGACGTGGTCCCACACCCACGCCAACGCCCGCGTGGACACGTCGTCCTCGACGGGCTCCGCGTCCGTCGGCTCTTCGTGGGCTGGTGTGCCGTCGGAGTAGACAGGCCCATCGATGACAGGCTCACCACCCTCAGCGGGTGGGGTCAGCTGCACCGACGTCAGGCCGGTGTGGACGAGGACCGTGATGTCGTCGTTGTGGACCATGTCCACCGAAGACGCCGGCGTGAACCCCTCACGGGTGAGCGACGCGATAACCGACGCCCGCGTCTGCTGGATCTCGGCGAGGTCCTTGGCGTCCTCGTGCAGGAACGGGATGTCACGGGCGTCGTACCAGAGCCGGTGCTTCGGCTCCGGCGGCGGGAACAGGACCTGAATCGACCCGCACCAGTTCTGCCACAAATCCCGCATCGTGGTGTCGACGAAGTTGCGCTTCGCCGACACGTAGTTGCCGGCGTTCAGGCTGGAGCCCTGCATGCCCTCGGAGAACGACAGCAGCGTCGGGGGAACCCCGCCGCGATTCGCGATGCGTGTGTTGTGCGTGGGTACGAGGCCCTCGCCCGCGAGGAAGAGGTGGTCGGCGGTATCAACCGCGATACAGCGAACCGGGACGGACGCGACGGGCTCGATCGAGACCACCGACCGGGACCACGTGGATGGGTCGCCCGCCATTTCGCAGCGATCAACCTTGCGCGGGAGCAGGAACGGGATCCGGTCCATCTCCACGCGGAACGTGACGAGCCAGTGCTCGCCCGTACGGGACCTGGCGTCCGGCTTGCGACGTAGCGAGGCGCGGTAGCCGAGCGAGCGAACGAGTTCCGCCACCTGCCGGCCCAGTGCCTCAAGTTTGCTGCTGAACTGGCACTGCCCCTGCACGCCGACAGTGCCATCCGTGTCCATGAGACCGCGTAGAAGTTCCAGGCGCTGCGCGGCAGATCCGCGCAGATACCGGCCGGGGACGTGCTTGTTCCCCAGTACGCCCTCCGCGCGGAGGGCGTGGAGCAGGCCGCCGGGGACGCCGATCACGTCGACCTTGTCGGCAGCCGTCGACCATGATGTCGTCGTGTAGCCGCGGGCTTCCAACTCGCAGGCGATGAACTTCAGATCATCGCGGGCGCCGCAGATCGCGGCTCCCGCGGTCTGGCCATCGCCCAGCCAAGCACCCAATACATACGGATCTATCAGCAAGTCGGCGTCCGGCAGTTCCAATACCGGCGTACGTGGCAGCGAGAAGCGGTGACCACCGACACCGTTGGGGTACGGAGCGCCGAGGATATCGAACATCTCCTGCGTGGAGTACACCCGCTCGGCACGGCTCGCGGTACCCCTGTCGGTCGCAACCCACAGGTGTGTGGCGTCAGCAACGATCGACGTACGGTCCTTGAGCATCACCCGGTAGCAGGCTCGGCCCTCATGGATCGGACCGACCTGAAGCACCGTCCCCGGCCGCCCATCGCGGCCCATGACCTGATCGCCAACACGGACCTCGCCCATCGTGGTCCAGCCGGTCGGAGTCGGAATCGGCGTGTTAAGCGCCAGAGGTTCGCCCTTGCCCTGGACCGCGGCGAAGTCCATCTGCCGCATGTCGCCGCCGATGACCGTCACGTCCGCCCCGCCGGCCGTGTACAGGGTCTTGCCCACGTTCGCCGGGCCTTTGTGGGCGGCGTCCATCGCGTCGACGAACTCTTTGAACTGGTCCGGGGTCATCTGCTGCGGCACCGAAACGGCGAGGTTAGGCGATGCTGAGTTCTCAAAATAGGTGACTTTGTGCTCGCTGGCCTGCCTGTCGGCCTGGACCTCGCGGACGATCGGCGTGAGCCACGACATGCCCCGGTACGTCGCGAGCGGGTCGGGGAGGTCGGAAATGAAGTGCGCGTACTCGCCGCGCAGGAACGGCACCGGGATACCCGAACCCGGCCCGCCTTCGGTGTAGGAGATCGCGACCTGCCGCCAGCCGACCTGAGCCGACCCCACCATCCGCGGCTCAAGGATGATCTCCACCCAGTCGGGGCGGAGGACAACCACCTCATCGTCGAGGACGACGAGGTAGGCGTTGCCGCCGAAGTCGGAGTACAGCAGGGAACGTTTCAGCAGGTCAGAGGTGGTGCCGCCCGGCCACGGGGTCCGTAGCAGGTCGAGCGACTCGTCGTCGTACAGGTCACCGGGCCGGCCGTTCTCCCGCATCTGGAACAACAACGGCGCCTGGCCGAACACCCGCAGCCGGTACGCCTCCACCGACGCGACCGGGCCGTCGCGGTACAGCATGCCCTCGACGTAGCCCTGGAAGCTGTTGCCGACCGGTTCGGCGGTCTGGCCGTTCTGGGTTGTGGTGACACCCTGCGCCCCGGTCGGGTACAGGTTCCCGCCGAAGCTCCAGGCGTCCTGCCGCCACGACAGGTAGTCCGACAGCGAGTAGGCCCGCTCAGCTGTTTTCCCGTTGGTGCCGAGGATCGGGACGTTATCCCCACGCCACGGTGCGAGTTGGAGGGTCATCACACCCCCGGCCTTAGCGCCACGCGACGAGAGGAACGGAACTGTTGGGCGGGGGTTCGGGTGCGGTCACGAACCCGTAGACGGCGTTCGTCGCGGCCACCAAGGGGCTGATGTCGACGGACTGATGGCGGCGGTCCCACGACGTCCCGTCACCCACACGTCGCTTCGCCGCCCCGGCGACGGCGAGAGTCAACGCCGGATGCGGACGGACCTTGACGTCACGGACCACGACGGGCTCAACGTCCCCGGACGCGGGTTCCGGATCCGAGTCGATCGACGGCTCATGGACTGGGTCGTCCTCGGCGTCCGGCTCGCTCGACACCCCGTCGCGGAACATTCCGTACGCCGCCGCGACCTGCCGGCCGGTGAGTTTCGTCAACTCGATCCCGAGCGGCTTCAAGCCCTCTTCGATGTCCGGGATCAACGACCCAGCCGCGCCCGCCGGGTCGACGACTACCGCGCACGGCTTCCACCGTCGGCACAACTCCACCAGCCGGCCGACGGCCCACGACGTCCCGGGCCGATGGTCGACGACCTCGGCGTGCAGATCCCCGTCCGCTCTCGAGCCGGCCACCGCGATGGACGAGGCGGAGCGTTCGGGATTCAGGTCCAGTGCGAACGCCACCCGACCGGCCGCCGAGGTTTGACCGTCCTTCGTCGCCTCGAGCCAGTCGGCTTCGGAGATGACCTTCCAGAACGTCGTCCCGACCGACGTCGCGACATTGCCGTACGCCCGCCGGAACTCCATCGGCTCCATCTCGGCGCGCTCCTGGCGGATCGCGTCCAAGGATGTGATCGTGTGCCGCCACGCCTCGCCCCTACCCGCACAGCGGCACGGAGGGCGCGGACACAGCGCCGGCATGAACGTGTAGTACGACTCCTCGTCGTCCGGATCCCAGTCCTTCGGCGCCGACCATTCGAAGTACGCCACCCCGACACCGACGTCCGCCTCCACCGAAGCCCGCCCGGTGTCGACCTTGCGGTTCAGGATCAGCGACGCCTCAGTCCCGGCCGTGGAGCACACCAGCAGCTGCGCGTCCGGGATGGTGATCATCGCCGGGCGGAGGCCCTGCTCCCGGCGGTCGTCGGTGTCGTGCCAGACCTCGTCCATCACGGCCTGATGCAGCGTCTTGCTGTGACCCGACGACGTGGACGTGGAGAGCAGCCGTATCAACGAGCCGGTCTTGAACCGGATCGACTCGTTACCCATCCCCTCGTTGATCACCAGACGGGACCCCGTCGTCGCGACGAGACTCTTCAGCTGCGAGTTACGGATCAGCGGGAACAGCTCGTCGATCCACTTGTCCCGCGCGTCCTTGCCGGTCTGCGCGGTGAACGCCGAACGCTGCGGATGCCGCCAGCGACGAGAAACACAGCGATTGATCTGCCACGACAAGAACAGCGAAGTCTTGCCACTCTGCCGCGGCACTGTGACCCGGACCTCGCGGTACGCCGGCAACCCCGTGACCGGATCGATCTCCCCGCCGACATCCGCCACCAGGTGCTGCCACGGCATGAACGGCTGGCCGAGCTTCTCGGCGACGACCGCCAGCTCCGGCCCGAACGTCTCCCGCTCAGGTCTACGGCGAGTCGCGTACCGGGGCGGACAACTCATCGATGAGATCGTCGATGGAACCAGAACCGCCGTCACTGGCCGTCAACCCCTCAATGGCCTCGCGGTACTCGCGCCACATCTGCGAGTTGAAGGGGTTCTGATCCAACGCCGACGCCATTGATCCGAGCGCCACAACCCGCGCCTCGTCGACCGTCTCCAACCGGCCCATGCGCCGCAGCTCCGAAAGGGTGACGGCGATCGCCTTCGCGTTGGGACCGAGAGCGGCCCCGGGTTCGGCCTGGTGCCGCCGGCGCCGGTGGGCGGCGAGACCCGCGGCTGTCTTCGCGTCGAACGGGCAGTCGGGGCACTTCATGGACTGATGTCACGTTCTGTGCACACTTGACGCTCCGTAACCGTCCCTAGTGGACGCTCTACTTAGGACTGATCGCGACGTTTCCGCAGGTCAGAGCCCTACGCATGCACAAGGGCGGGCCGTGTAAAAAACGGAGCCAC